TTACTGGAACAATAGATTATGTTTTAGGTAAAATTACAATAAACGATTTTTCTCCTTTATCAATAGATAATGACTTTGATGAGTTAACCGTAAATGTTAGACCTAAATCTACAGTTCTACAGTCGATTAAAAATAAAATGTTAGCTTTTGATCAAACTGACCCAACAAGTGTTGTTGTTGAATTAAAGACGGTATAATAAATGTCAGAATTAATTGTTTCAAACTTAGTTTCGGGCCAGTTGCCCGATTTTATAAGATCCGATAACCCAAAATTTGTATTGTTTTTAGAAAAATACTATGAGTGGTTGGAAAGCAGTAATAATGCTTTGTATGAAGTTAAAACTTTATATGATTCGAAAGATATAGATTTAGTAGATGACTATTATCTTAACGAAATAATAAAAGAAGTTTTACCTTACTTTCCAAAAGAAATATTATTAGACAAATCGACTTTTATAAAACATGTTGGTAGTTTTTATAGATCAAAAGGAACTCCAGAAGCTGTAAAATTTCTTTTTAGAATTTTATATAACGAAGAAATAGAGATTTATTTTCCTAAAGAACAGGTAATAAAATCTTCCGATGGTAAATGGGTTTTACCATTATCTTTAAGAGTTGAAACTGGTGATACGAATATTTTCGACATAGAACGATGTAAAATAACGGGAAATAATTCCAAAGCTACAGCTATAGTTGAAAAGGTAATAAAATCTGTAGACAGACAACTTGGTATTGAATATATCGAACTTTATATTTCGAATATTGATAAATTGTTTACTACGGGTGAAAATGTATCTACCACTGTAGTTAGAACCAATGGCACAGAAGATTTTGTCACAGCTAAACTAATTGGATCTCTTTCTGAAATTAAGATTGATCCTAAAAATAGAGGTTTATACTATAATGCTTACGATCCAGAATTGGACTATGATGGCGACCCCGTTACAATTATCGGTGGTCTAAATCCCACATCGGGTAATCCTATTGGCGCTGTAGCCACTGTTGGTAGTGTTTTGAAGGGTTCAGTTGAAGATGTTTTAGTAACGAATGGAGGTTTTGGTTTTAGAAATCCTTCTGTTAATACAAATTCTTCAATAATAGACTTTAGAGGCGGTTTTGAAGATGTACTATTAGGTGCTGAAGCTAAAGCTAGAATACTTTTATTAGATGAAGCAACTTATAGAACAATAAATGTAAGTAATATAACAATAGAATCTTTATTTTCTTTAACTATTAATGCGACTGATAATGTAGCTAATAATAAAACATTAAATGAATTAACTACAAAACAAACATTAAATGTTTTTCCAATATCTTTTATAACTGTAGATTCTTCTGGTGGAGGTTATAGAAGTAAACCTGAAATTGATATTTACAGTTTATATATGGAAGAACTTGATGATACTTTAATAATAAATTCAACTGTTGCTGTAAAAGACACCAACATTTTGATGGACGAGTCTCAAGACTTAACATTATCGTTTGAGCCAGGTGAATCTGTTAGATTATTTTTGAAAAATAGATTTGAAGATGTTAGAAAAATTGCAAATGTTTCATCAAATACTATTACTTTCTTAGAACCTTTTCAAAATAATATTGACAACTTATCAGTATATAAAATTAATAGAAGAAAATTAAATGATGTGGGTTCTTTAGGAAGAATTCAAATAGTCAATGGTGGAAGTGGTTATGCTGTAGGAGAATATTTAACATTTAGTAGTAATGGTCGAGGTTATGGAGCTAACGCTAATGTTTCTTCTGTACACGCTGGTAACAACGGAATCAAGACAATAACTTTTAATGAATCTTCTTCTTATATTAGAGGTGGTGAAGGTTACACGATGCAAGATTTGCCAACAGTAAATGTTAGCACCACTTCTGGTTCAGGAGCAATATTAAAAGTTACGGAAATTTTAGGTGAGGGTGTTCAAAAAGATGTTTCGACTTCGAGAATTGGATCTATTTCAACAATAAGAGTTATAAGTTACGGGTATGATTATGTTTCAGCTCCATTAATTTCTTTAAGAAATGCTGATATTTTATTGAATAATGTAACCGAAGGTCAAATTTATATCGCTAATAGTAAAGTATATCAAGGAGCAACTAATACAACAGCGACTTGGACAGCTTTTGTTGACAAGTATATCACATCAAATAATTTCTTAAGAATTTATAATTACAAAGGCACTTTTGATAGTGCCCTTCCTATTAAGTCTGATGACGATTTGGTCACTGGAAATGTTATCACATATTCGGCTTATGGTGATGGTAGAGCAAAAGCAACAGCTGTTTTTGAAAACGGTCTAATACGTTATCCTGGAATTTATTTAAACAATGATGGGCAACCAAGTTCTGATCAGAAGTTACAAGATGATAAAAAATACCATAATTACTCTTATGTGATTAATACAACAAACGATTACTATAAATTTAAGAAAACTTTACAAGAAGTTGCACATCCAACAGGAACAAAATCTTTTGTAACACGTATTGATACCCACACCAAAGACGTATTTAATCAAAATGCATCTATAATATATTTAACACAAGAGTATCACTCAAATACATTTAATGTAAGTAATGGATCTAATAATATTGTTTCTACAAGTTTAACACCTAATGTTTCTTCTCAGGTTTCAATTGGTGATTTTATAGTACTGAAAAATGTGTTTAAAACTATTGTTGGTACTGCAAATATAACCAGTAGTTCAAATGTAATTACTGGTAATGGAACCAACTTTATAAATGATTTAGTCGATGGACAAACCATATATCTTTCTTCAGGAAATACTGTTGTTGTAAAAACTGTTATTAACGCAAATACCATTTATGCAACTAGTGTTTTAAATGTTTCTTCCACCGACTCGACAATAAATGTGGTTTTTGATGAAACCAAAAATGTTTCTTTTGCAAACGCAAACACAATTTTAGTTGATACAAATGTTACCTCAACAAATAATTTTGTTTCAATTATCGTTCAAAAAGTGAGATAAATAAGTCTATGTCAACAATTATAACAACTAATTTTTCTACTTTAATTGCTCAACAATTCATAAATTTATTGGATGTTGGTGCTAATTCTTACCTTCCTTTGAATAGAAGGTCTTATGTTTTTGCGACTATAGGAAAACAGACTCCTTGGGGTATATCTGACACTCCTCCAACTCCTGGACAATCAACCAGAGACCTAATTGCTTATAACGATAGAGCCATAGTAGCTAAAAGAGTTTCTTTAGAAAATGTGTCTTTTGTTGTGCCAAGATATGATTGGACAAGTGGCACCACATATTCGAGATACGGATGCACAGTTTGTCCAATAGGAACTCCATTTTATATTTTAAATTCCAAAGGACAGGTTTTTAAATGTTTAGATAACAATAATAATTCACCATCTACCGATGAACCTGAACTATTTCTTTCAGCTACTTCATTGGAAGAACCTTTCTTTATAACTTCTGACGGTTACAAGTGGAAATACTTATATACTTTAAGTTCAAATCAAAGACAAAAGTTTTTAAATGATGAGTGGATGCCAGTTACGTTTAATAGATTCGTTAGATCAGCCGCAATTAATAGAAGTATTGATATTGTAAGAATTACTAATGCGGGAAATAATTATGTGGATGGACCTACACAAAATATTATAACAATCGAAGGTGATGGAAGAAATGCTGTTTTAAAAGCGAATGTTGTTGATGGAAATGTTGTGAATATTGTTATTCAGAACAGAGGCCAAGACTACACAAAAGCCAATTTAATTTTTACTGACATTTCTGGAGGAATCGGAACAGGAGCTTCAGCCAATGTTGTTTTGTCACCGCAAAATGGACATGGATATGATCCTGTAGAAGAATTATATGCGAATACTGTTATATTTAATGTAGATTTTGAGGGTAGTGTAAATGGTGTTTTTCCAGCAGAAAATGAATATAGGGAAGTTTCTTTGGTGTATAACCCTTATGTACGAGACACTGAAACTTTAGCATCTGCCGATTTATACACACTATATACAAAGATTACAGTTTCTCCAGGTGTTGGAGATTACAATAATGATGAAATTGTTATACAGGGTGAGAATTTAGAAAATTCCACATTTAGTGCCGAAGTTATATCTTTTGATGAAGGCACTAATATAATCTATGTTAATAATTTCAATGGCACTTTTAATCCCAATCAACCGATAAAAGGTTTAACTAGTGGAGCAATTAGAGTAGGTATTAATACTACTCCTCCAACTTTAGAGTTATATTCTGGTAAAGTTTTATTTGTATCGGATAAAGTTCCGGTTATAAGAGATCCAGACCAAACAGATAGAATTAGATTTATTTTAAGTTTCTGATAAAGAGGAATAAATGACTAAGCTTTTTAATTTCGATCCATATTTTGACGATTTTGATGAAGATAAAAACTTCATGAGAGTTTTGTTTCGCCCAGGATATTCTTTACAGGCGAGAGAACTTACGCAGCTGCAAACTATTTTGTCGAATCAGATCGAAAAGTTTGGCAATCACATTTTTAAAAGTGGTAGTCCAATAGTCGGTGGTAAAATATCTTTAGATGATAGAGCGTATTATACAGTTCTAAAACCACAATATAGTGGACAGGATATCGTATTAGAAGATTTTTTAAATAAAACTATTATATCATACAATTCTACAAAAACAGCTAGAGCTAAAGTTATTGCTATTGATAATTCTTCAGCTAATCCTATATTAATATTAAAATATTTGAGTGGAGACTTTTTTGAAGAAGGTGATGAATTAAAAATATATGGACAAAATATTTTTGCTGAACTTGCAGACACAAATGCAACCGGAAGATCATATGTAGCGAGTATTCAAGAAGGTGTATATTATTTTAAAGGCCAATTTGTAAAAGTTGTTCCCCAATTTTTAGTTTTAGAACTTTACTATAGACTCGGGTTAAATACTTCAACAATTAATAAACAACCATCATATAGAATTGGTATTGAATTTGAAGAATTAATTATTGATGAAATTGATGATGTAACTCTGTTAGACCCCGCACAAGGATCTTTTAACTATCAAGCACCAGGCGCTAACAGATACAAAATTAATACTATATTAAGTAAAAGAACACTGGATTCGGCTGACGAATCTTCTTTCTTTGAAGTTATTCGAATTGTTGATGGTGTAAAAACAAAAGAGATTGATTATCCCGTTTATAGTGAAATAGAAAAAACTTTGGCTAGAAGAACTTTTGATGAATCTGGTAACTATACTGTTGATCCTTTTGTGTTATCTTTAGAAGAAGAATATGTTGATACAGCAAATAATAATTATGTTGATCCGGATTATTTAACTGCTGTTTTAGATCCAGGAAAAGCTTATGTTGGAGGTTATGAGGTTCAAACTATATCGCCAACAAAATTGCAGATAGCAAGAGGTAGACAAACGGCTAACATTAATGATTACGATTTACCCACAAATTATTCAAGTTATGTTCATGTTGCGAATGTTCATGGTACTTTAACCATATCTGATTTTAGCGTATTGGATGTACACTGTACAGATCATGCAAACGTAGTCCTTTCAACAACCGCAGAATATAATTCATCAAAGATAGGATCACTGAGAGCTCACATGTTGAAGTATGATACTGCTTCAGCTGCATCGGATAATGGCACTACCCATATTTTTACTATGAATGTTTTTGATGCCAATTCATCATCAATTACAGGAACTTTAGCTTCTTCAGGATCAAATACAAGATACGTTGTTTTACCATCTTCTTTTGCTCAATTGCCAGCAAATAGTTATTCTGGTCTTTATTTTAGTGTTAAAGATGGTGCAGGATTAAATTTAGCTCCAATAAAAATTGAAGGTTCAGATGGAGCATACAAAGCAATTTGGCTTTCTTCTGCTTTACCTTTTACTCCCTCATCGAATACCTTCTCAATCGATTCTGATTTTAAATCTGCGGAATCTGTTATCCTAAGAAATTCGTCCGCAAAAGTATTTGGTGCAAATATACATTCTAGATCAAAAGATAATAATGGTAATGCGTTAATAACGGAACCTAACAGACAAGGTTTAATTTTTGATGTTCCTTTTGACGCGATCAAAGCGAATACAATTACTAATTTTGATTTTATAGCAAGAAAGGTTTATTCAAATAAAGTTTCTAACGCTGGCGGTATTGTTACTTTAGCAACTGTTGGCACTGACACTTTTCCATTTGCTGGTTCTCCAGGAACACTTTCGGACAATACAATTTTAAATAATATTATTTGTTTTATTCGACACGATTCTGCTTCAAATGGTTCTTCGGGTATAACTCCAAATACAGTTTTGAGTTTAGCTAATAATTTGTTCACTGTAACGGCTATTAATGACTCAACACTTGAGATTGATTTTAACACTGCTGGTGTTCGAGCCGATTTCTTAGTTACAACAAAAGTTAATAATGCGGAAGATGGAACTAACGGAGCAGTTAGAGTAAAAACATTATATCCACTTTTAGATGACAAACATGAAAAAGTTGCTTATACTATTGACACCACCACAGGATTAACTTCAGCTAATACGGGAACAGTAACACCAATTTCTGGAGGATATGTTTTCCCTGACTTAGGCGTTACGTATTTTGATAATGAATCTTCAGGTAGTGATGGTAAAGTGAGAATGTTAAAAACTCCAGGAGTTCCTGTCAGTTTACAAGTTCCTGATGTATATGAAATAGTTAAAATTATAGATTCTAGAACTACAACCGGTAATATCACAACTGCTATGTTGACCGATCCAACATACGACATTACGAACAGATATGAACTCGACAATGGTCAAAAAAGAACACACTACGATCATTCATCGATAAAATTAAAAAGAGGATTCAGTTCTCCTGTAGGTGGTTCAATCTATATCATGTACAAATATTTTAGACATAGCCAGGCGCCTTCACCACAAAATATTGGACTATTTACAGTAGATTCTTATTTGGGTGGAGCTTCAAATATTACATATGATACCATATCAAAATTTGTAGACAAATCTGGAGGTAAAGTTATTTCAAATAGAGCGTCTTTTGACTTTAGACCTTCAAGAGAAATAGCTGGAGATAACATCACAGGCGCAGTTTGTCCTGATCCCGATACGACAGCAGAACTTTCATTTCAAAATTATCTATCAAGAATCGATAAGATTGTTGTAAAACCTTCGAAAGAGATGGTAGTAATAGAAGGAGAATCCGCTGTTAAACCATTAACACCTCCACATAGTGTTAATGATATGTTAATCTATACTTTGTATATTCCTCCATATACTTCAAGTGTAAAAGAAATTCGTGCAGATTTTCAAAATAATCGTAGATTTACGATGAGAGACATTGGCGCTTTTGAAAATCGTATTAAAGGATTAGAGTATTATGTTTCATTAAATACTTTGGAAAAAAATGCTAATGACTCAAAAATTTTAGATGCAAATGGATTAGAAAGATCAAAGTATGGAATTTTAGTAGATAATTTTACTTCAGATTCGGTACAAGCTACTTATACTGATGTTAGTTTTGATAACAGAAATAAGATTGAAGATGGTGAGTTAAAGCCTGCTTCTTTAATGAGAACTATAAAACTTCTCTGGTCACAAAGTGGATCAGCCGGTAGTTACAAAATTATGGGTACCAACACTCAAAAGTCTTTAATAATGGATTATACATCATCAGTTTTTGCTTCGCAACCATATGCAACGAAAACTATTCCTGTTGCTAGTGCTCTTTATGGTAACTTTAATGGAAATTTAAGATTATTTCCAGAATTTACAAGTGACCATGATACCAGTGTAACTTCAAAGATTACATTAAATTCGGTTCAGGGATTAGAAAATGCATTTAATTTTATAAATGAAGCTTTCGACTTTATATCAGATAAAAATCCAACATGGTTGAGTGATAAAGACAGTCCTTTTGCTAAAGTTCCGGATTCTTCATGGTTTGAAACGGTCAAAACGCAAACTAATGCGACTGTTGATTTAGGAAATAATACATTTGGTAATTTGCAAACAACAACAGACCAAGTTTTTGTCAAAAAAGGAACAACATTAAGTGCTGAATCGATAGATGTAACATCATCTAAAGTTGATTTAGGATCTTATATTACGGATATTGCTGTTAATCCGTATCTAAAACCTAGAGGTATAGTTTTTGCTGGATCTTCACTAAGACCGAAAACTAGATTCTATTCTTTCTTTGATGATGTTCTAGTTGATAACTATACCATTGTTCCTAATAAATTAACTATAAGTGGAACTAATCCATTTAAATCTGGAGAAATGGTTCTAATTGCTAATACTAATGGTGAAATCGCTACACAACTCGCAAATTTTGCGGCAGATAGTGGTGTTTATCATTTGGGTGTTTGTGCTGCGTCTGAATCTGGCAGTTCAAATGTAAGTATAGTTAATGAAACTTTTCCTTTATCACTTGCAGGAAAATATATAATTGGATTAGATTCTTCTACCACAAAAGTAATTTCTACCGTTGTTGATCACAGATGTGGTATGACAAGAGGAATAACTTCGAGCACAATTACTTTAGCGCCTGATGCACCAAGTGTTAATATTGCTGGAAATAATGTAACTTTAGTAAGAAAAAGTGATGAGGCTTCTGGAACAGGTTCAAAATATACTATTATAGCTTACAATACTACAACTAAAGTCGCTACGGTTTCAGAAACTATACCATCAACACAACAAGGAAAAATTTTCTCTTATAGTATAGGAACTAACTTTACAAACAGTAAAGGTCAAATTGGTGGAATTTTCTATCCTCCAGTAGCTACTTTTAGAAGTGGAGAGAGAAAATATAGACTAACAGAATCCTTTAATAATAGTTATGATAGAGATGCTATTTCTTTTGCTGAAAAAACTTTTGTTTCTTCTGGTATAACTACTACAAAAACATCTTTAGTTGATACTGTTTATAATGTTGGAACAAGTACTAAAATTGTTGGAACAGTAACTTCACCCATACTTCAAAGTACAGCAGTTTCGAGTAGAATAACCAGCACCTGGAGAGTAGATCCTTTAGCACAAACATTTTATGTCGATGAACAAACTTATCCACATGGTTTGTATATGGAAAGTGTTAATTTGTTTTTTAGTGCCGTGGATGATGAAGGACTTCCAGTTAGAGTTCAAATTAGACCTACCGTAAATGGAACGCCTTCTTTTGATTATTGGTATCCCGAATCTGTCGTAGAAAAGTTTCCTAATGAAATTACTACAACAAGCACTCCAAGTATAGACGTTGAAGCAAGTAAAACTAAATTTACTTTTGATTCTCCTGTTTTCTTAAAACCTGGTTTATATGCTCTAGTTATTCTCACAGATTCTCCGGATTATGTGGTATGGACAGCAGAAAAAGGACAGACAACTTTAAATAATCAAATTGTTTCTGTTAATCCTTATGTTGGTACACTTTACAAGTCTCAAAATGCTATGGAATACGTACCATATTTAAATGAAGATTTGATGTTTGAGTTTAATCGTTGTAAATTTTCAACATCAACTGCCACTTTTGCTTTACAAAGTGAAAAACAAGATAGTGTCAAATATATCGATAGATTCAGATTATTGGAAAAGTCTATTACGTCACAGTCAGAATCTCCAATTTCTCTGAAATATTCATTTATCTCTAAAGTGGCTGGAGGATCAAAAGAAACAATTTATAGAAGTATAACTCCATATACAATTTATAATATGGCAGATGATACTCAGTATGCTATTGGTAATAGAAGAAAACAGATTTTAGATAAAAACGATTTTACCGTTAAACTTGAAATGTCAACAAATGATGATTCTGTGACACCATTAGTTTCTCTGGAAAGCTTACAGTTGAATTGTTGGGAAAATTTTATAGATAATGGTGAAATAGACAATGAAGATTTCAATATTATTAGTAAAGGCGCTGGATATTCTAATTCAAATACGATTATAATAACTTCATCTACTGGTGAAGGCGCTCTTGTTTATATGAGTTGTGATGGAGTAAATGGAAATGTTTTATCTGCTAATGTTGTTTCTTCCGGTATAGGTTATACGGATGATTTTACTATTTCTTATCCTGATACTGGAAATACACCAAACGTAACATCAAACGCTGCAATTACTTTAAATTCTGAGTTTGACAGTTCTGGCGGTCCTTGCTTAGCTAGATATATTACTAAACCTATAGTTTTAACAGATGGTTTTGATGCCGGCGACATGAGAGTTTTCTTAGCCGCCAATAAACCAGTTGGAACCGAAATTCATGTTTTCTATAAAATATTGTCTGGATCTGATACAACAAATTTCAAAGACAGACCATATGGTAAATTTGAATGTTTAAACCCAACGGTAGCTGCATCCATTAATGAAAATGAGTTTAGAGAATATGAATATAGACCTTCATTGACTGAAGATCAAGTTACTTATATTTCTGATGCTGGTGTAACATACGATACTTTTAAAACTTTCGCAATAAAAATTGTAATGACATCTCAAGACCCATCAGTTATACCTAGAATTAAAGATTTGAGAATTATAGCTTTACCGGCAGGATAATATGGAAAATAATTTACTTAAGGTCGAAGGCGGCCAATTTGTTAAAAATAAAACAAATGGTGCTCTATTGGCCGTAAATAAAACTATTTTGCAACAGAATGAAGCTAGAAAAAAATTAGGTAAAAAAATAAGCGGAAATGATGACGAGATAAATAACTTAAAAACTAAAATTGAAGAAATGTCTAATGATATGAATGAAATAAAATCTCTATTACAGACGCTGATTCATAAGAAGGATTAATAATCAGAAATGCCTACCTCATTAATACCAATCATTGCTAGAACGAATACCATTGACGAATGGAGAATTCAAACAAACAAATCTGCATCAGATTTGAATGACCTTGGGTTTTATAACTACGATAAAACTCAAGGAACATTAATACTTTCGAATACTTCTATTTTAAATATTACAGCTGATGGTACCCCTCTACAAGTTGCAAACAACGTTTTATTTCAAAGTAGTTTAACTTTAGGAAATACTCTTTTCTTAGGAGTACAAAGTTCCGCAACTGGTAATATTATTGCTGGCGGCACAGTTTCGGTAAGAGGTCCTGGATCAGCTCTTTCTGTTTCGAATAATTCATATATTGGTGTCGATTTACAAGTAGTAAGTAATGTATATTCGAATAATTATATTGCAAATGGTAGTGTAACTGTAGCGAACAATTTAACAATATCTACCGGCACTCTAAGATTAAGTGGTACAGGAAATGTAGCTTATGCTAATAATGGATCCATAAAATCTAATACAATATACTCCACAGATACTTTTTCTACTAACGTAAGCACTGCAAATTTATATGCTTCGTTTGCTAGAATAGATGTTTTAGATGATCTCGCTTTTGCTAGAATAGGTATTTTAGAAAATGTAACAGGCAATTCTTACTATCTTTCTTCGAATTCGCATACCTCTAATTCCGTTTCCACAAGGTATTTGGTCGCCAATATTTCTGGTAATATTGTTAATTTTAGTTCGAATGTATCTTCGATCAATACCGCTACCATATTAAATGGTAATGTAGTAACTCTAGTGTCGAATTCATCATCAATTAATGTTGCTACAGTAAATGCGTCAACCACATTAGTTGGTAATGTAGTAACTCTAGTATCAAATTTAGCTTCAATCAATGTATCTTCGATCAATACCGCTACCATATTAAATGGTAATGTAGTAAATCTAGTTTCAAATAGTTCAAGTATAAATGTAGCTTCAATCAATACATCTTCAATTAACATATTAACATCATATAATTTAACTTCAACTCATAGAATTACCGCTAATAATATTATTACAAATAATGTTGAAGTTTCCACAATTAATGCTGCTTGGGTAAATGTTTCTTCTAATCTATGGATGCAAAGTGGATCGCAATTAAGGATTTATGCTCCGGGCAGCCAATATGAATCTTTAATCGTTGATGGAAAAACTACACTCAATACAGCTTACATTTCAAGTAATTTAACTGTTGAGGGAACTTGGACAGCTTTAGGTGACATTGAATATGAGACAAGTGAGATAATTTTAAATAAGAGAACACCAACAAACGCTGATGCAGTTTTTAGAAATGAAAGGCCTGTTGGTGATGATGCGATTATTAGATGGGTTGAAACTGATGACCAATGGAAAATCTCAAAAGGTAATACCTATAGTGAACTTTATGGAATTTTGGATGCAAGTTTCTTAGATTCTGAAGTTTCAAATTTAAGTACATCTAATATAGCTACGCCTTTAGCGGTAAACACCGCGCACTCAGTCGCACAAACATCTGGTAGATATGCCAACTCGGGTTACACTCATGCTAATGCTGCATTTAATTGGGCAAACGTAGTGTCTAATACTGCTAATGCTAACTCGGCTCTGTTTACAATTAATATAACGAGTGCATCAAATTATGCTAATGGCGCTTATGCTGCAGCGAATCTTGCTGCCTTGCAGGGTGGTGTAATTTCTGGTGGATATGCTAACTCAGCATTTGGAAGTGCAAATAGTGCAGGCGTGTATGCTAATTCTGCTTTTGCTGCGGCTAATGCTGCTGCATTGAGTGGTGGTGTAATTTCTGGTGGATATGCTAACTCAGCATTTGGAAGTGCAAATAGTGCTAGTTCTTATGCGAATGGAGCTTTTGGAGCTGCCAATACTGCTGCAGCTGCTGCTGCTGTTGCACAAGAATCTGCATCTCAAGCTTTAGCTAATGTTGTTCCAGCATTTATTCACGCTAATGCGGCATTTTTATTTGCAAATACAGCAAACGTACATTTAAATGTGGCATTTAGGCATGCCAATGCTGCGTTCAGTAATGCAAATAATGCTGTTTATAGAACGGGTGGTAGTGATATTCAAACCATAAATGGTAATATAAATGTTACTGGTAAATTGGAAAGTGGCAACATTAAGTTTAATGGAGGCACAGCACTCCTACAAGGTGGAACTTTTGTATTTAATGGTAATCAAAACCAAAATCAGAGTCCGTCTTTAAGTGCTACAATTGAAGTTGATAGGGGTGTTTCTCCAAATGCTATATTCCGTTATAATGAAACTATTGACAGATGGCAATATACACATGCAACTTCAGATCCAGCAGATTTTACAACTTTAGGTTTTGTTTCTGATAGAGCGAATAATATTACTGGCGGTGCTGCAAGTAGAATTGTATATCAATCAGAACAAGATACTACAGCTTTCATTGTTGCTCCTCCAGCAAATTTAAATCGTTTTTTAAATTGGACGGGTACTGGATTTAGTTGGTCTGAAATTTCTGCTCCCAATTTAACTGGATATATTCAAGTTGATGCTGCCGGTTTATTACCTACAAATAGAGTTTCAAGAACTGACACAGGTGGCGCTAGAACTTATCCCATGAATATTACCGGTGATGCTGGATATGCAACTAGTGCTGGTAGTGCTACATCTGCTAGTAGCGCTACAACTGCTGGTAGTACAACTAATGTTACTTCTGGAGGAACGATTGTTACTGGCGTCGCTGGCCAAGCAACTTCTGCTAATTTAACTAATTATGGTGCTTCCGATCTTTATGGTAGGGTTAGAATTAGAAATAGCACTCAAGCTACAACTGGTCAAGATAATTCTACTAGTCCTGCCGCTGGTGCTTCTCTATATGTTGAAGGTGGTATATTCTGTGAAAAGGATATTGTAGCTGATTTCTTCCGAGGCATCGCAACATCAGCATACTATTCTGCGGACTTAGCCGAATGTTATTTACCAGACCAATCTTATGATTATGGAACGATTATGATGATTGGCGGCAATAAAGAAGTTACAGCCGCGACAAAAGATAAATTACATGTTATAATAGGAGTTGTTTCGGAAAAACCTGCTTTCTTAATGAATGATGGATTAGAAGGTGGTATAGTTGTTGGACTCAAAGGTAGATTGCCTGTTAGAATTTTAGGCACATGTAAAAAAGGTGATTTACTTGAAATGTCTGATGTACCAGGAGTAGCTAAAGTATCTGATGGTAACAAATTACCATTAAGATTAATTTGTTTAGAAGATAAAAACACTGAAGAAGAAGGAAAGATAGAAGTAGCTATCATGTAAATTATGATTGGAATTATTGGTTATGGAATGGTTGGACAAGCCGTTGAATACGGCTTTTCCAAAACTAAAGTTTTTGTTTGTGATCCGAAATATAATCACGTAACGGTGAAAGGCCTTTGTTTATTAAATCCTGAGGCTATCTTCGTTTGTGTTCCTACTCCCACAGATAACACTAATTATTCTTTGTTGATTTCTGTACTTGATGAAATACGACGAATGAATTATAAAGGAGTTGTCATAGTCAAATCAACTGTGTTACCACAATATTTAAAACAATATGACGTAGTATATAATCCAGAATTTTTATCAAGGTCCACTTCAAAGGAAGATTTTGTAAATCCTCCTCTAACGATTTTATCGGGTAATAAATCTGAACAAGCATTAGAAATTTATAGAAAGTATTCTACTGTAGATATGAGTAATACATTCATAACGGATATCAATACTGCTTCTTTTATAAAATACTCAATGAATTCTTTTTATGCAACAAAAGTTATTTTTATGAATTCAATGTATGATGTAGCTAAAAAGATGGAGGTAAACTATGAGGAAGCTATCGAAATACTTTCTAAACATCCTTGGATGGGATCCAATCATTTTAAAGTTCCTGGACCTGACGGAAAAAGAGGATTTGGAGGTCCTTGCTTACCAAAAGATACCGAGTGTTTGGTGAAAAATTATGATGTAGAATTACTTAAAAAAGTTTTAGAACTGAACGAATACTACAGAAATGTTGATTGAGTTTATCAACTACTATATACTAGTGCGTCTTTGATTTAAAATAAAAGGAGAAAAAATGGTAGTAGATATAAACGTAACAAGTATTTGCAATTTAGCTTGCACATATTGTTCCGAAGGTTTTGAGTGTGGTCTATCTACTGAGTTTGAAGAAAATACTTCTTTGACATTAGATAATGTTGAAGAATTTATGGCTAAAATTTCTGATCCTAAAAAGGATGTTTATTTTTGGGGTGGCGAACCGTTTGTTAATTGGGATTTTTGTAAAGGTGTTATTGAGAAGTTTAAACACGATCCTGGGTTTTCTTTTTTCTTCTATACAAATGGAACATATTTAAAAAGATATTTAAAAGATTTGGTTAGAATTCATAATGAAATTCCAGGTAGACTAAAGTTACAAGTTTCATATGATGGAAAACCAGTAAATGATATCGCAAGAGTAACTAAGTCTGGTACTCCATCATCAGCCTTAGTTAAAGCAAACTATATTGCAGCTAAACAAGCTGGGCTAAATGTTTCATTGAAATCTGTTTTGACATCCGATAATTTCCATTTAATTTATGAAGCATTTCTAGATGTAATAGAAATGGATAATAATTATTTTCCAACACCAGACTTATACAGTCAGTTGAATGAAGAAGAATTCATGCCTAGATTAGAAGTTTTGAAGGATGGATTGAAAAAAATTGCTAAACACATTTATGATAACAAATTACCTCCTGAAAAATTTGGATGGTTTCAACAGTCTAGAGCTCTATGTGCTGCAGGTATAAATTATGTGAGTGTGGACTTGAATGGGGATTTAAGTCCTTGTCACGGATGCATGTATAAAGAATCTCATTCACATAAACTCGGTAATATTTTTAAAGTTCCAGATTTAGATCAGTTGATTGAAGAAAAATCTCAGATGTATAAAGACGCATTGAAAAATCAACCACTAGACTGTATGAGTTGCGATAGTCAGTTTTGTATGAAGTGTAATGCTGCGACTTATGAGAAATCTGAAAAAGAAACTTATTTAGAAAAATGGAGTGATCATACAGCTAATTGGCAGGTATGTAAGGTATTCAAAACGAATGAGATAGTACATCATGCTCTAAGAACAGCACTAAAGAGTTATAAAAAGCCTACGATTAAAATCGAGGCTGAACAATGCACAGTTTAAGGATAAAAGAATGTTTACATTAGAGGTAAGTGTTACTGAAAAATGTAATCTAGGTTGTCCTTATTGTTATGTAGCAAATAGGCCAACTTGGATGACGAAAGAGGTTTTCGATCAAGGTATGAAAGATTTGCCCAACTTGATGCAAAGATCGGGAGATAGGGATTATCATGTAAGTTTTTTTGGTGGTGAACCACTATTAAATTGGGATCTTATAACTCACGCCGTTCCTTATTTGAAATCGGATAAGAAATGTAAAGGTATTAATATCATCACAAATCTTACGATGATTGATGAAAATAAAGCTCATTATTTAAAAGAAAATGGTGTCGGTGTTTCTTGGTCTTTTGATGGTATGAGTTCAAATGAAACTAGACCTTTATTACCACTTTTAGAAAATACTAATCCAGAAACTGGAGATTTATTTGATGGTATTCTTTCAATGTATGAGTACAAGAAAGAAATCATAAAAGATTTAACAAACGGTTGTAAAGTTATGATATGGCCAGGTAATACCAAAGATATGACGGAGAATTTCCAATTCTTACTAGATTGGGGTATAGATCATCCCGATTTTAGTATAGTTCGAGATGATGTTTGGACTGTAGAAGATATCAAACAGTTTAGATATGAATGTGAAAGATTGGCGGATTTTTGGATAGAAAAACTAAAATCAGGTAAAGCTTGTTCAGTTGGCTTTCTCAGACTAGCTATTTTGGACACACTATATGGATTAGTAAAAGGAAAAAGATCATTTGGATGTTTTGCAGGAACCAATGGTGGAGTTTTGATGAGTTCTGGTGAATTTTATCCTTGCGCCAGATTTGCATCTAAAAAAATTATGAAGATGGACGAACAATATAATTTTAAATATTATCAAGATATATTTAATCCTAAAAGTTTTGATAAATGTGAACCTTGCGATTTAAAACAAGTATGTAATACTGGATGCACTTATTCTCAAATTATGAATGACAATAAACCATTGGATAGTATTTGTGAATTATTTCACATATATTATGAACAGGGTTTAAGAGTTGTTGATGAGTGTAAGGATGTTCCAGTTTTTCAAGATTTAGTATTACATTATATTGAAAATGTTGGTGTTGAAAATGAAGGCGTAGAGTGTAGGAATTAATATGAAAATTATTTCTTGCACCAGTCAAGATAAAATTCTTAGAATTAACTGGCATATATTGAATTGGTGTAATTTGAAGTGTTCATACTGTAATGTAAAGGAAAATTTAAGTTATGATTACAATGATACGACTCAGATTGCACAAAGTTACAAGTTAATAATAAGTAGATTAAAAACTATTTCTAAACCTTTTGAGATTTGTTTAACTGGTGGTGAACCAACATTACATCCAAATATTGAAGAAATACTGGAAGGATTAAATGAAATTAAAAATTTGGTAAAAATTTATTTTTTTACCAACTTGACTAGATCGGAAACTTTTTATAAAAGTATAAAAAGTTTTTCAAAAGTTAAGTATTATGCATCTTTTCATCCAGAATATCACAAAGAGGATTTTTTAAAAAAGTGTAAAAATCTAAATTGTGAAGTTCATATAAGTATGATGCCAGAGTATAAAAACTATATTTTAAATATTATTGATAACTGTAAATCTAATAATATTAAATTTAAATTAAATTTTTTAGTTGATACTCCATATTACACAAATAACTTAGATCAAGATTTTTTTACAGAAGCTTCTAATGCTGAAGATATGATAGATATAAATGTTTTATATGATGATGGTTCGGAAGAAAGAACAACAGATTTAAAATTATTATATGAGAAAAAAAATTCTTTTAGAGATTATAAATGTGTGCCAGAATCTTTTCAAATAGAATTGGATAATTTGGTTAAAAATGTTTGCACTAATGAAATTATGCCGTTATCTTTAAAAGATATTACAAAAAAAGTTATTTGTCCGAAAGAAATTTGTGAAGGTGGACTTATGATGTATCCTAAGGAAATTTAATGAAAAAAAATTTTAAAAGTTTATTATCTATACCAATAAAGGTTGAGATGCAACCTGTTGAACATGCATCAAACAAAGTAATTCCTGTTGATGAGTTATCAGTGCAGATTGAAGAAGCTAGAAAAGGTAAAGCTAAAGTTGATAGTAAATATGTTGGATATAATGAAGCCGGACATTTATTTGATTACAAATTAGATTATATCAAATTTTTGGACAACATGCGACACATAATTGAAGAAGCTAAAAAACGTCCAAAAGAAAATAGATATAAAAATTCTCATAAAATGATAATACAATGAATGTAGAACAATTTTACATACAAGATCCTAATAAACCAATAGTTTCTGGATCTGGTGTAAATGTATTATATTTTACCAATAAATGCAACTTAGCTTGCACGTATTGCTATGAAGATTTACCAGGAAGACCGCCGCAAATTTTAAGTAAAGAAGATATTGTAAAAAGTATTGATAAAATTTTAGAACGTGAGGATCCGAGTCAGCAAACTCTTATAGTATTGTTTGGTGGAGAGCCAACATTAGAATGGGAAAATGTTTGTTTTGCTATGGACTATGCCTATAGTAAAAAGAAGAATGTTCATTTTAATATGACAACAAATGGTATTAAATATTTAAGCCAAGATTTCATAGACGTAACTAAAAATAATTTTTTTTATAAGAAGAAGTTATTATCTATAGATGTGAGTTTTGATGGAGTTGGTAATAAAGACAGAGTTTTTCACAATGGTATGGAATCAACACCATTTATGGTAAAGATATTTAAGAAGTTATTGGAAAATAATTTCAGGTTTCGAATAAGATATACCATTCATAAATTGAATATAAGGCGAGCTTCCGAAGATATAACTAAACTAATCAAAACTTTTAGGCCGGAGAGACTTATAACCTCTGTCGCCTGGGATACTTTGAGTGAGAAAGACTTAAAACTTTTAGATTCTATGAAAGAAAATCTCAGGTTAAGTTGGATAAATAATGAGATTCAGTCGCCTGTATGTTCTCTATTTTGTGATATTTGTGACGGATGTAGTATTAGAAAAGAAATTAAAACGTATTTTACAGACGAAGGAAATGTTACTACACATTTCAATATTGAGAGTTCCCCAAAATTTCGAGATTTTAAAGAAAAGGAATTGGTATGAAAACCACTGAAAAAATAGAAGAAATAATTAGACTTATGGGTGAGATATCTGAAGAAGATAATGTTGCGGGTAGAGTATTATTGGATGGATTAGGTCTATCAATAAATGTTCTGGAAACTATTTCTAAAGAGGACTTTAAAGGAACTTTAGATATTTCCGATCAAATAAATCTTGTTTCTAACATTTTAGGTTTTTCTTTAGAAGAAATGGTGATGTATATAATTAAAGAATCTTCAGAAGATTCTTTGTCAGATAAAGAACCCGATAAAGAAACTATGGACTTTTTATCATCTACTGTTGATGTTGATGATTATGAAAAATTTTTAGAAGAAAATAAAGTTAAAGATAATTTAAACTTCTTATCAAAAGAGATTTAATATGCCGTATTCATCTTCCAAAAAAAGACCTCCTGCTTCCTCTGGTCATGCAAAGGGTTACAACCCTGACAACGATGCTAGTGGAACCTACATAGTAAAAGCAAACGTTTATAATGGCGCTGCAGTTGCTACAACTTATTCTTTGACTGATGTTACAGCAGGATCGTTAATTGGGGCTGCATCAATAAATGCTATTAGAACCGCTTATGCGTCTGAATGTACTAGGCGAGGACTTTCTGCACCGTCAGGATCAACTGTCAGTTCCGGCACTTCCATAACATCGTCCCAAATAAATAATTTAAAAGCCTCGATAGAGAGAACGGGAGCTAGGACATTTGGTCTCATAACTACATCGTCATCCGGAGGAGAAAGTGTTGTAAGTTCGGGTTCTCAATTAACGCAACGAATTTTTCCTAACGGCACTCAATTTGTAGCTTTTGGTGGTGTTGAACTCTGGGGTGGACCAAATACTACTAATCCACAAGTAGACCGAGGTCCTGCAATTTCGGTAGCAGGTTTTGTTACTGGATTTGCCGGTATATCTACCACTAATAACGCACAACTATCAACTAGAATAAGTGCGACAGACATTAATGCTTTAATTAAAAAAGTAAAAGATGCTGGCGCAGTATGTTTATGTAACTGTAATTATTGTACATGTAACTGTAATTATTGTACATGTAACTGCAATTATTCTTGCACATGCAATTGTAATTATAGTGACAGACGATTGAAAAGGAATATTAAATATTTGAAGAATATTTTTGGAATTAATGTTTACAGTTTTTCTTATATTTGGAGTAATGAGACTTTTGTCGGTGTTATGGCCCAAGAACTTCTAAAAACAAAATATTCTAATGCTGTTTATATGACCAAAAATGGTTTTTATATGGTTAATTATTCTGAACTTCCTTTTGAGATTAAATAATTATTAATAGTGGAGATAAATTTTATGGAAGAAAAACGAGTTGAAATTGAAGGTATAGACGCGAATACTTATGCGGGTAAAGCTGCTCTAGCATGTAAAACAAAAGCTAGAGGAATTTTTGGTGATGAACTTTTGACGTTTAAATTATTGGATTTCGTCAGTTTTATGACTATTAACAATGAACTGGCTTCAAAGGGATACATCATAACCGAAGAACTTAGAGAAGAAGTTTATATCAAAATTATAGAAACAGGCGATGTTGAACTTATTAATAAGTTGGAAAAATATATCAACCTTATGGATTCAATTAAACAATTACAAGAAAAAAAAGACGAATTTTATAATATAATTGATAAATTAAAAGTTTTACCAGATTTAAATGATGAGAAAAGTGTTAATGAAATTATTGAGTCTTACTTAAGGAGATAATTTTGATAACCTTAATAAATGGTCCTAAAACTGTAAATCTAAAATACATATCTAGAAGTATTCTTGACGCCGAAAAAGTTTGGGAATTTGATGAATATACCGTAAAATATAGAAACGATGATTTTATAATTTTTGATTCTGAACAAAAAAATGTATATTGTAATAATGAATCTTTAGGAAAAATAAATTATGGTTTACTGAATGTTGAAGATGATGAATTAAAACAAAAAAATTATTCTTTAATACAAAGGATAGAAGAATTTAATATTGAACTAACAGATAAAATTTTTAATGAAAACCATATTGAAGTTTCTTGGATAACTACCAATCTTGATAGTTTTTTTTACAATCTTGAATCTTTTGTTTTAATGGAAGATGAAATAACAAATCTACAATCAAACTCTAGGTATAAAGATATTTATTCTAATGAAGATATTAAAAAAATTTTAATATCCAATGCGTTAGAGTATCAGAATATCTTAAATTCTTTTAAAGAAAAAAATTCATATAATATATGGACAGGAATATTTTCACCATCTTTTATACAAAAAGTTAAAGAAGAACTAGGAGAAGAAAATGTTAGAGTTTTAAATATTATAAGAAATCCTAGTGTTTGCTCTTTCATAAATAATTTAGATTATAATTTTGATGCAATAAGGTATGAAGAAGATTATATTAAAAAAAATAATAAGTTTAAAAATTTTATTTTTTCTATCTTTAATATGGTATTAGTAAAATCTTTACCAAATGTAATCAATATTAAATATGAAGATTATTTAAAAAACGAAAAATTTTTACTTGACGACAAAGAAATTTTTTTGAGAAATCAATTATCAAATTATAATAGTATTATAAACGAATTTGAATTATTTAAATGCGAATCTTCATCTATAGAAAATTTCTCTATCGACAATTTTCAAGAAATTTTTTCAAATTTTGACTTGAATCAAAATTTAAATTTATTTTTTGATGTACTAAAATCTGAATATGTTAAAAATATTTTAGACAACAATTTAAAACAAGATGTTGTAAATCAAGTTCCAAAAAACTTTTTTGAGTATCTAGGATACAATCCACTTAGTATAGATCAAATTATTTTGAAATAATTTTAAGTGTCTTTAATTAATTTGAGAAGTTATGATTTGGTAATAACCACTTCATATAACTTTAAATTTGGTATTTGTGGCCATTTATTTGAAATGATTGAATACTATTGGGCTATAAAAAATTGGACAAATTTAAATCCTTGTATATTATTGTCTGATGGTACGACTATTGAAGAATTCAATATAGCTTTAAAATCGAAATACCATGATTTAACCATTGAAAATTTAGTCTATCATCCTTATCCAAAACTATTATTAACGAAAAATTTATTAATAGTTGACGGATATTCCAAGTTTAATAATTCTGAAATTTATTGTGACAACTTTTTTCTTTTAAGATGTCATGAGAAAGATTTCAGTTATTATTCAAATAAAAAATTTTCAAGCCATCTATTTCAAGATTTTGAGATATATGATGATATACCAGAAGGACTAAATGTTATAGATTATAAAAAGAAAATTTTATATTCTAAATTCAAAACTATAGATGGAAAAATTGAAAACTCTTCCATGTTTTATTTAACTGATGTTAGTCGATTCTTACCACAAGAAGATTTAACTGAAGTCATCAATAAATATTCAATTAAAGATAGTATAATTTTTACGAATAAACCAGAATTATACCAAAATTTTAATACATATAAAGTTCCTGTGCCTGATATGTGGAACAAGTTTTCTACATATGTTTATACCAAACTGCCAGGTAAAAAAGATTGTTCTAGTAGATTTATTTTGGAGTGTATGTATTATGATAAAGAAATTATTTATGATGTAGATTATTATGATAAGGCACTGGAAGTTAGGAAAAAAGATGGTATTCAAAACACGTCCCTAACAAAAGATGACCTTTTAATAAAGTACATTGATGAACAAATTAAGTGTTAATAAAGTTACTGTTGATTATAATAGACCTATTAATAGTAGGGCTAAATTGGACACAGGTAAACTTTGTAATTATAAATGTGAATTTTGTTACTATAAAAATAGTTTGACTGAAAGAGATGAACTTGAAAAAATATACAAAAGAATAGATTATTTACTTGATTATGGCATAAGAGAAATCGATCTAAGTGGTGGTGAAAGTAGCGTTGAACCAAACTGGTTTAATATATTAAATTACTGTCGAAATAAATTCGATAGAATCAGTTGCCTTAGTCATGGAGGAAAATTTAGTGATGAAGATTTTATAAGAAAAAGTTATGATTTAGGATTAAGAGAAATACTTTTTAGTTTGCATTGTACGGATGAAAATATTCATGACAAAATTGTAGGTAAAAAAGGAGCTTTTAATAATTTAATTAAAGCTGTCGAAAACTCACACAAATTAAATATCGAAGTTAGGTTAAACACAACAATATATCATGAAAACTTTGATAAAATAGATACCTCATTTATAAAGTCTTTAAGCCCTTCACAGGTAAATTTTATAGCTTTAAATTATTGGAGAGACAATAAAGATTTTCAACCTATAAATTATGAAATTATTTGTTCACATGTATCTGATTATATTGATCAATTAAAAGATTTTGTTGAAGTAAACGCTAGATATTTTCCTTACTGCTTCATGCCATCAAAAGAAAAGTATATAAAAAATCATTATCATCACATATATGATATGAAGGATTGGAATAAAGCAGTTTATAATGAAACTTTAAATACTAAAATTTCTTACACACATGAACAAAAAGTGGATCAGTGTTTTTCTGAAGCAGATCGTTTGAGAATTTATAGTTGTTTTAAAACTGAAGAATGTTTAAAATGTAAATATTTTTATGTTTGTGATGGTGTAGAAAATGAACTAAAAGGAAAGGTCAATCTTAATCCTATCTTGGGTGAGAAGATAAAAATTGTATGTTAAATGTTGAACTTTCTATTTTATTATTAACCCACAAAAGACCCACTTTATTCGATAGATGTATAAAATCGGTTTTATCTCAAATAACACCCCAAACAGAAATTATTGTAAATAATGATAGTTGTGATATTGAAGAAATTTTAAATCCTAATGTCAAATATTTTTATAAAAAATTTGATAACTTATCAAGTATATACGAATTTTTATTTTTACAATCAAAAGGTAAATATATCTATTTTTTGGAAGATGATGATTATTTGAGAAATGATTTTTTTAATCAAGAATTTGATTCTGATATAATAGCAGGAAATTACTATCCAACTTACAAACCTGACAATTTATTAGAAATAGTAAATATGTTTAAAGACGAAAATATTAACAACAAAATTGATTTTTTAAATAAATTGAATCTTGAACATCTACAATTAGGACAATTTATATTTAATAAAGAAGTTATAGGTGATTTTTTATTTGGTAAAGACAACAATATACATAATGATATCAGATTAGTTTATCACGCTTCAGGTAACTCTAAATCATTTAGAACTACTGGTAAAGTGTTTTTTTATCAGACAAAAGATGGGAATGATAATATATCTTTTCCAGACACAAAAAAAGATATAAACATAACCTCGTCTTTAGATTTTTTAAAAAAATATGAAGTATAAAATACAACATCATAAAGATCAAGATCCAGATCACATTAATATTCATTGGGACAGTTTAACTATCTGTCAACTTAAATGTTCTTATTGTTACGCTAGAAATGAATATGGTAAAGAATGGGGTAAGTTATCGAGCAAAACAGTAATAGATGCAGTTTTGGACGCTCTAAATCGAAGCAGTCTAAATTTTAATCTTGGATTATTAGGTGGTGAACCAACTCTAGGTCCACATTACTATTATATTTTAGATTCAATTAGTAAAATGGAAAAATTTAATTGGGTATATGTTGTTACTAATGCTGAAAAAGATTTGACAACTCACCCAGATTATGATAGACTGGCATTTTTGTTTAGTTATCACCCAGCTGATTGTACTGACGAAAATAGATTTTTAAATAATATAAATCACATGTTGAATAGAGGTTATAAGTGTAAAGTTAATGTAATGTTACATCATGATAAAAAACTTTGGCCAAAAATAAAAAACATGTTTGAAACTTTAGAAAAAATACCTAATTTAAAAGTGCATCCACATTTTTTATACGGCAACAGTATTACAAAATTGTTTAATTATAGAAAAGATTTTTGGGAATATTTTTCTTTTTTAGAGTCTTATGAAAAAGAACTCAAATATGATGACGATTTTTTTAATGACTATATTATCTTTAGAGATAAGATGACAAACTTCAAGGGATGGAGTTGTTACAATAATAATTATGAAATTGATGTTAAAGGCAACGTAGTAAAATTTTGTATGCCTAAAACTGATAATGTGAATCTTTTAAGTAATAGAGATTTTTTTAAAAATATTACGAAAACTATTCCTATGATTTGTCCACATAAAGCTTGTAATTGTGATGGTCTTTTAAAACAATTAAAAATAAAAAATGAATAAAATTGTTGAATGGGAAATTACACTTAAGTGTAATTATAAATGCGTATATTGTACGAATTTGGACCCCAGTATAAGACCAGAATTGGATGAAGAAAAAATAAAAAGTTTTATAAAAACTTTAGGAGAAAAATATCCTAATGTAGAGATTTTTGTGTTCGGTGGGGAACCATTTGTTCATCCTAAAATAGAATTTATAATAAAAACTTTTAATGAATTTAGTATACCTTTTGTTATACAAACAAACTTTAGTAATTACAGTCGAAAAATAATCGAACAAATAAAAGAACCTTTTAAAGTTAATATTAGTATTCATCCAACAGAAACATCAATAAAAGATATAGTTGACGGATTAAAAGAAACTGAAGTCAATATTAAAATCATAGATGTTATGTACACAGGAAAAGAAGCTATAGATTATTATTTTGCTATAAAAAAATCTTTTTCACATGACAATTTATTTTTGACTCCAGTTACCGACTTTGGAGATGGTTATAGTGATACTTTACTTTCACAATATCAATCATTGAAAAACAATTCGATTTATAAAAAGATAATTAATTTTGAGGATATCGATAGGTTTGGTCGTCAACGCAGTGAATTGTGGTTAGATTCAAACTTTAATACTTTTGGGAAACCTTGTTTGTATAAAGATAAATATTTTCTCTATGCGCCAAACTTAGATTTATATAACTGTTGTTATAGAATAAAAACCGATGGCGTTTGCCCAAAACCTAAATGTTTTTTAATGTAGAATAGAATATGAGATACCTAATAGCTGGTGCTTTCAGTAAAACCATTCCTATAATAAAATTTATTTCTAATAGAATTGTAGACAATACAAAAATATTAGTATATGATGGAGTAAATAAATGTAAATGGAATGGTGGTAGAATTAACAGAGATGTTTACTATAATGAAAATCTAATGAATTTTTATTATAGTAAAGGTATAAGTATAGCTTTAACATTAAGTAATCATACGATAGATTTGAATGATGAAGTTGGTAATCATTTATTAGAAAAATTTCATCGAAAAGGTAATGCACTAATAATAGTTAATGATGATCTGAGAAAATATGTTCGTTCAAATTATCCAGATTATGAATTAATTTATAGTATAACTGGAATGGGACAACTGAATATTCCATTACAGGATGAAGATATTCAGTTTTTTAAAGTTCTCGAAAAAAATTATGATTGGATAGTTCCTAGATTTGAGCATGTATTTGACCCTAGAACTATCGAATTGGATAGAACTAAATGGGAAGTTATGTTAAATGATACTTGTGTTTATGGATGTAAACACTATGATGCACACTTTAAAGCTATCGCTGATGAAAATACCGCAGGCAGACCTTATAGTCGAGAAATAGAAGAATGTTGGTTGCCAAAATTTAACCCAGATATAGACAGTAAATACGAGTGTATGGATCTGATGCCTAATGCCATGAAAAAGTTAAAACAAGTTGGAGTACAAAGTTTTAAAATTACTGGTCGAGAAATGACTGATGATCAATATTACAATGAATTGATGAGATTTGTTCAACGAAGTATAGAGGCAAAATCTTTGTCATAATACTTTTCAAAATGAAACATATAAAAACACATAATGAATTTATAGGAGATCATGTTCTAGTAGAATTTGAATTATTTACTTTGTGCGATAAGAGTTGTTCATACTGTTACAATGTTGCGGACACCAATGGTGTTCGTTATAATAATGATATTAGTGGTGTTCTCAGAGGACTTGAAAAAATAATGTCTATGAACAATAAAAAAATTATTATCGAATTGATAGGAGGAGAACCTCTTTTACATAAAAATTTTGAAGAAATAATAAATTATTTGTACACTAATGCACATCCTGATCATAAATTTTCAATCATAACTCATGCCGATCATAAACCAACTTTTTTTAAAAAAAGACTAAATTTATTAAAAAAGTTTGGAGATAAAGTAAAAATAACATGCACTTTACATACTGAAAATTTAAATAAAGTTCAATTTAAAAATAATGTAAAATGGGTTGATGATAATTTTAAATATTCTTCTTTATTCTTTTTTACCGATAACGATTATTTAAATGATATAGATTATATTGAGGAAGTATTTGATTCTTTAAAAAATATGAAATTGCAACCTCTGGTTCTAGATAACAGTAATCTTCTAGAAACTATTAATCAATTAGTTAATATGAATTCTAAATTTGAAAAATATTTAAATAAATTTGATGTAATATATAAAATCGATGGTTCTATTTTACCTTACAATAAAGGTAAGTATGAAATGTATAAAGAAACTAAATTATTATTTACTGGTAAAAACTGTAATGTTCGAGCTTATGAGGTAGATAGAAATGGAGATGTTACTATGTGTTGTTTTGAAAATGAACAAAAACCAATAGGAAATATTTTTCTTGATCCTTCTAAAAATTTATTAAATGGTAAAGTTATAAAATGCCAACAAAAAAAATGTCAATTTAACATAATTAGCTTTGAAGTTGAATTAAATGAAACTTTATGATGTAAACAATTTAGAATATTTGAATGGTTCAGAATATACTCAAATAAGTGACTATTTGAGAAACATTCGTTTGTCTAGAGAAAAGTTATTACTTGAACGCTATCCAGATTTTAGAGTTAAACGTAGAGTAGATACTACAACAAAAGAATATAATGAAAATAAATTTTATTATCCTTTACACTTTAACATTCCTCATTTTGATGTTGAGTTTGTTGAAATGATTGTACATAAAGGTATGGAAGGTTTTTTTGAACTAAACGAATTTGCATTTCAACTTAATGCTAGTTCAAAAACTATGTTTCATAGAAAACTTTGGAATGATAGAAATATAGAACTTAAAGATAATTTTTTAAATTTTGTATATAATCATTGTAAAAAACACCAACAAAATAAAGAATTTGATTTATTAGAAGAAACGGCTTTTTTTATATTTGAAAAGAGTGATTCGTTATTTGATTATTACAAAAATTTTATCTATAATGATGAGTATCTATTTGCTACACTGGATGATTATAGAGAATTATTTGATCAATTAGTTGAAAAGAAAATTTGGTTAAGTAAAGAAGGTGATCTTTATAAATTGTATGATAATATTGAATTTGATGATGTAAAAGGGTTTGATATGAAATTATTGTATCATACGGGTCAATTATCCAATATCGATTTAATTCATATTGAAAGTGTTTATAAACAGAGGGTTAAAGTATTGAGTTCTTTAACAAGTAAATTAAATTTTATACCTGTAGACGATCAAAATAATGAATTTAATGGCATGTGGGGATCACCAAAAATTGGAAATAAAGTTTTATTTGCTCCACAAAGTTTAATTTTTTATAATTCATAAGTATAAATTAATTATTAATGTTCAATTTGAAAAATAAAATAACTGTAAAAGAATTATTAGAATATTCTTATAAAGAAAATTTATCTCATATTCCTAGTGCTTTAAGTATGTTAGATTATGTTGATGAATTATTTACAAATGAAATTGTAACTCCAAATGATTGTATTGTTATAGGTAAACCTTTTGGTGCGCAAACTTATTATTTAATCTGGAAAAAATTAAAATACCTCGATGAGGTAGAAAACCTTAGTATAGGTGTTAAACATGACGAAATTAGTTTTGTTGATTACAGTGAAGAAACAATGGGTAATGCTTTAGGAGTTTCAATTGGTATAGCACTGGTAAATAAAAATAAAAAAGTTTGGGTTAATATTAGTGATGCGACCCTTCAAATGGGAAACACAATCGAAGCTATTCAATTTATAGGACATAACAATATTAAAAATATTTTTGTAACAGTAGATTATAATAATTCACAAGTTACTGGTAAAATAGATGAAATTTTATCAGTTCATCCTATTATTGACATGTGTAAACTTTATAATTGGCACATACAAGAAGTGGAAGGACATAATCGTAAAGAAATTTTAGATTCTTATAATAGTATTTCTTCTGAAAAACCTAATATTATTTTTTTAAAAACGATTAAGGGTAGTGGCGTAATTTCTATGGAAAAGGATATTAAAAAATGGCATTACAAAAAAATAGAGACATTAACAGAATTACAATCATTGGTGGTGGAACTACAGGATACTTAACTACATTTTATCTAAGTAATCAGTATCCAGACAAAGAGATTACTTGGATATATCCAGAAGAAAACAATCCTATTGGTGTTGGTGAAGCTTTGGTACCTAGAAGTAGTCATTTCCTCTCTAAGATAGGAATAGGAATGTCTAATTTAGATATAATTCATCATTGTAACGGAACATTAAAATTAGGTATAGTATTTGATGGATTTAATAGGCCGGGTGAACAGTTTGATTTTCCTTTTGGTCTAGGTGAACCTTTACCGTATAATGCCACGTCCACAAGACGTATGATGAAAACAGAAAAAGTGTCGGAAAATGTATTAAATTATCCAGATACATCAACACATTTTAGAAGTACTGAATTGTTGAATTATTTAGATACACAAGTACATAATTTAAAAAATGTTACTATTAAAAGGCAAACAGCAGTTTTGGAAGAAATAGAAAATACTTATGATTTTTTAATAGATTGTACGGGATTAAATAGTAAGTTTAGTTACATACCTGATAATTACTTTGATATTAGCCATATCATACCAAATAATTGTGCATTAGTTTACCGCCACTCTTACACAAATCGCGCAGAACAATGCAAACCATACTCAATATTTAAGGCAATGAATTACGGATGGGTTTGGAATATTCCACTTGGAGATCAATTGGCCATGGGATATGTACACAGTGATAAATTTGATGTTATGTCTGAATTTATCCAAGCAATAAAAGAAAAATTAAATGTCGATGTTACAGAAAAAGATATTCGTCGAGTAAAGTTTAGTACAGGTAGATGTAAAATACATTTGAAGAATAATGTAGTTAGAGTTGGTTTAGCTTCCGGATTTATAGAACCTATAGAATCAACAGGAATTTATCTCGTAACAAGTGCTCTCGAAAAGATTACACGTTATTTGGATGGTGAAATAACCGAAAATGATTATAACAATCAAGTTAATAAAAATTATGATGATATAATTAATTTTGTTGTGGCACATTACAAGTACAGTAAACGAGAAAATGAATACTGGAATCATTATAAAAATATTCCAGTAGAAAGGTATAGAGAAACGGAGATATTTCCTGTGGAAGCTTGGGATTATATACTATCCGGTTTTGACAGTGAAATTAAAACACCTAGTGACCAAATGGATCCAACAGAAATTATTAAAATACAAAAAGGTATGAATTATATTGACTGGTTGGAACGCGAACGTAATGGATGGTATAATTGAGAAAATATTTAAATAGATTTTTAAATTTATATAAAGGAGAAGTTTATTTTTTACATTGTGACATGTGGAAATGGACAGATGGAAATTACAATATAATAAATTGTGGAGTACAGGAACCCAACATGATTAATATTGCAGCTGGGTTAGCAAGTCAAGGGAAAAAAGTAATTATTTACGGAGTTGCCGGATTTGTGATTTATAAATCTTATGAGCAGATTAAACTAAACATCAAAGGTTGGGCAGAAAAATATGGAAGTATAGTATTTGTTAACGCTGGTCATAATGGTTGTTATAGTATTTGTGGTAGAGGACATTTAGTTTTCGATGATCACCAACTTATGAAAGCTTTAGATATTCCTCTTTATGATCCAAAAGATTCTTCAACTTTTATAAAAAATTTGAAAGATGGATTAAAATATAATGGAGTCAGATTTATACGTTTAGGTTGGGACGACGCTCTCTGGAAAAGTAATTTGTTGGAAGAATAATTATGAAACGTGTTGTTGTTACAGGTTCTACTGGATTTATAGGTAAAAATTTAGTTAAACTTTTAGAAGAAAATGGTGATACTGTCTACGAAATAGGTAGAAATTTTCGACAAATCGATTGCGATATTATTTACCATTTAGCTTGTCCAAGCACAACGAATTTTATAGTAAATAATCCAACCAAAACTATGGATATAATATTCGATGTTACTAGAGAAGCATTAAAAATAAATTCAACAGCTTTATTCGTAAATGCCAGTAGTATGGGAGTATTAAGTGTTGACAACACAGCACAAGAATGTTATAATATAGCAAAACAAAGTATGGAAGTTTATTTGAAATATTCTGGTAGAAATTATGTAAACTATAGGATACCAAGTGTCTACGGAATAGGTATGCAAGACGATTGTTTTATTAAACGATGTGTAAATAAAAAAGCATATAAACCTAAAGATTTTAACAAAATTCATTATATAGCTCACGTTGATAAAGTTGTTAAATGTATGGTAGAATTAAAAGAATTGGAGATCGAACAAATAACCTTAGGTGAAATTTACGAAAATTTTACTTCAGGTAAAAGGGGTTTAGATAAATGAATAATTTGAATGTTGATTATAAACCCTCACAATTAAAAATTGTGGATAGTGATGTTGGATTACTATTTGACATCTGTAAACAAAATATGAAAGAGAAAAATGCGTTAGTTGGATTTGAAAACGAAGTCAATTTACTTTTCAAAATACATTTTAATGCTGGAGGGACTCTAAAAGAAGTTAGAGAATTTTTAATTAATACAAAACTTTATTCATATTTAAAAATTTTTATAGATGAAGTTGAAAAAGATAAAATTAAAACTCTCTCACAATTCGTTTGTTGGATACAAGGAAATGATAAATCTTTACCTATTAATAATATAAAAAAACTTAGTGCTCATACTCATCCATATAGAATACATGATGACTCAGTTCCCATTAACACCCGCACTTTTATTGTACCTATTTTAATTAGAGAAGAAATAAAGGAATATTTTTGGTTCAAGTATATAGAGAATACTATGGATACCATGCCTAAAAAATCTTTATTGTCCGGGTTTAATGACTCTTTTGATTTTATTAATTGGTGGGAGAAACTTAGAGTAAATTTTCCCGGTGAAGAAAAAAAATATTTTTTACCAAATATAAATCAACAAATGATTATCAATTTTAATTCTAGAAATTGGTTGCATGGAATTGATGACATAAATTCAAATTTATATTTGTATATTTTATTTGATGATATAATTTATGAATAATATTATTTTAGGTGGTGCTGGTTTTATTGGTCAAAATTTAACACATAAACTATTAAAAACAAGACAAGAACGTGTTACTATTATTGACAATTTAAAAACCTCTAGTATAAATTTAGATGACTTTTCAGAATATAAAAATTTGTTTGAATTTATTGAAGCTGATATTATAAAAATGGATGATAATGATTTACTGAGACTTTTTAGGAAAAATCATAGGATATTTCATTTAGCCGGTAGTGTTGGTGTTGAATATATCGACAAATATCCATCTGAAACACTTTTTAATAATATTGAATTAAATAATAAACTCTTACCACTATTTGAAAAAGTTAAAAGGCATGTTGTATTTTCTAGTACAAGTGAGGTGTATGGAGAAGGTCCATTTTCAGAAGAATCAAATGCTAACATAGGTCCTAGTAGTAAACTTCGGTGGGGTTACGCTACCAGTAAACTTATGATGGAGTTTATGATTCGAGCTAGTAATTTTCCATATACGATAGTTCGATTTTTTAATGTTGTAGGTCCCGGCCAATTGGCAGATTACGGTATGGTCCTTCCAAAATTTGTACAGGCTGCTAAATCGAATGAAGATTTAATAGTATATGGGACAGGACAACAAATAAGATGTTTTTGTCATATAGATGATGCATTAAATTCTTTAATTAAAGTATCTTCAATCCAAGGAGAATTATTCAATATAGGCAATGATATTCCTATGACAATCGACGATTTAGCAAAAAGAGTAATAGAAATAACAAACTCCAAAAGTAAGATAATTCACGTACCTTATGAAAACGCTTTTTCTAAAAATCACGGTGACATAAAAGTTAGGATTCCAGATTTAACAAAAATTAAAAAATATATTAATTATTCACCATCTAAAAATATAGATGACATTATTAGAGATATGTTATGAGAACACTTTTTTTATTTGCCCATCCAGATGATGAAAGTTATGGACCGGCAGGAACTATAGCTAAAACATCTTTGAAAAATGAAACTTTAGTTGTATCACTATGTGATGGTAGTAGACCTGGAAATGAACAAGTTTCTTACGAAAGAAAAAAATCTTTTAAACAAGCTTGTGATTTGTTGGGTGCTAGATCAGAAATATATAACTTTTCCGACTGTTTATTGTCTTTACCAGAAACTAAAAGTTTAGTTGAAAATATTGTAAATAATTTTAAACCCGAAATAGTTTATACACACAGTATAGGTGATTTACACAAGGACCATAGAATAGTTTCACAATCATGTATGGTGGCATGCCGCCCTAAACTAAATTCTACAGTAAAAAAACTTTATTTTTCAGAAATGCCAGCAAGTAGTGATTGGTCTTTTTCTCAGATTGTTTCTAAATTTGAACCTAATACATATGTGGATGTATCTAATTTTATAGACTTAAAAAAACGAGTTTTAAATTTATATTCAACAGAAATCTATGAGTATCCAGATGCTCGCAGCGTGGAGTCGATGGAAATACGATCAAAGTTTAGAGGTGTTCAAGTTGGAGTAAAATACGCTGAAGCTTTTCAACTCATTTTTTCTAGAGATTAAATACTTAATTTTTTTTCTATATATTTATCAACAAAAATTTGAAAATTAGAACCTAATGCATCTTCATGGTAAACCGATGTTAATGATAATTTATCGTCTAAAGGTAAAACATTTCCTTTTTCGTCACAATACATTTGAGCTAATTTAAGAGCAGCTGGTTTTTTTAAATCAATTCCTCCAATTTCATAGACTTCTTTTTCAATTTCTGCTGTCCAACGTATAGCATCATATATACTCATATCATTATTTTCCCAAGAAAAACCTTCTGAATCTCCAACTTTAATGTCGAAGTTATCATGGTGGATTATCATTTTTATTTTTTCTAGCATTATTTTTTCATCCAACACTATTTCACGATAACCTAATTTTTCATATTCTTCATCAAGTTTAGAATTTCTTGCACCCGGTATTGGTTTGTGAATTTCTAAAACATTTGGTGCTACGACTTGATCTCTCCAGTTTTTTATTAACCATTTTTTTGTTTGTTCTAAGCTTTCTAAAGTTTCACCGGGAAGTCCTGCAATTAAAGCAATAGTTCCTTTATAACGATTTCCTACATGACTTTTAAAAAAATTTTTTACTTCAATCATTCCTTCTTTTAATTTTTCAGGATTCATACCTTTACCAATATATTTTCCCGCTTTTTCATTGAACGTTTCTATACCATAGTAATGAGCAGTCACTCCCATACGTAATAATTCTTCCCTATCTTTTTTTCTTGATACTAATAAATCTGCTCTTATGAAAGATGACATAAAAGGTTTCCAAGGTAACCTGTCTACAACATCAGCAAATTTAGTAAGCTTTTCTGTATAGTCATTAAACGTTTCATCTGCAATAGTGTAATCTCTTATACCATAATTATCATAATTAAACATTAATTGTTCATATACACTTTCTGGATCTCTCGTATAATCTCCTTTAACTCCCAAAATAGGAAAATTACAAAAAGAACATTTAAATTTACAACCGCGAGAAAATTCTATTTGACCAAATTCATGCTCAGTATAAAAATCTCTAGGCTCATATTTTATAATTGCTTCGGGAAAAGGGTGTGCAGGATATTTGTGTAATGTACTGATTGTTTTTGTTTTTTTCTCTTTTAATATCAACGCAGCATCAAAGTTAGGTTTTTCTCCATTCGAAAATAGATAAGAAAGTAATGCTTTAAGTCCTATCTCCCCATAACCAACCAGATAATAGTCTAAAATAGAAAACTTTTCTGTCATTAGGCCTTGACCGCCACCAATTAAAATTATACTTGGATAAGTTTTTTTAATCCATTTCATAAATTGAACAACCACTTCTTCTTGGGGAATTCTATTGAATATAAAAGAAAAACCAAAAAATTTTGTATTTTTATTAATTCTAGATTTTGCTAATTCTTGAAGTTTTTCTAAAGGCCATCTAACTGAAAAGTCTATAACTTCGGCATCCCATCCGTCTGTTCTTAATTGAGAAGCTATTCTGTGAGCACCAGCAGAACGGTGATAGTTATTTACACCAAATAATAAGCAATGATTCATTTTTAAAAGTCGTAATTAAAATTGTTCAGGTCATATTCAAACATACTTCGAATAATTTTTTTGTTTTGATTATTATAATAAGTTTTATATTCGTTGTGATCACTAGTATTTATAATAGGTATTAAAGTGCATTTTTTTAATTTGAATATGTCTTTCAATATTCCCATATCATGATTAAGTTTTTCAATCTTAATTACATAGTCTATTTTTTCCCAATTAAACCAAAATCCTTGAGGTGCTCGTCTAGGCCAACTACTTTCACCATTAAAACTCATAACCTCATTCTTTTCATTAAATTCACTAGACGTATCAAATAAACAATTTAACCAATAATCAAAACCTTTTTTGTATAATTTTACAGTTTTCAAATCATCTATTAAGTTGATTGATTTTTTTTCTTTAATTTTTCTTTCCGCATTTTGACCTAAATAATGAAAAATGCTTACGGTTCTAGAAAAAGGATTTCTAACAAAACTAAAAACTATACCTAAATCTTGCCATATTTGTTTAGATTGCTGTAAAGTGTAGTGATTGAATTCATTTTTATATTTAATTTTATTTTCAATTACCCATGATTCGAAACTATTTCCGGCATTTTTAGGAATGTGTATAAAAGTTGATTTTGGATTTTCAAAAAGTAGTGGCATAAATTTATTTTAAATTTTAACGTATCTGTTATGATTCTAGAGAATATAAATCTTTCACATTTAAAAAAAATTGAAAATGTGGGTAATAACTTAAAAGCTACCTTATACTATGATAATAACTTTTATTACAAAATAATAAATAATATTTCATATTATTCAAGAACTTCTTTAGGTTATTATATTTTAGACGGACTAAATTTACAATGGTTAGGTATGAAAGAAATGTCTATTTATCATACGGGTTTAATAACTCAAGAGACTGTGCCTGCATTTCATGAATTCATTTATGACAATGGTATTTGTTGTGGTTACTCTACTTATAGAGGAAAACTCGTAGATCAAAATCTCAAAAGTACCAATCAAGTAAAATTTTTAAAATATATAAAAAAGTTAGTGGATCATTCAGTCAAATGTGGTTGGGGATATGTATCTCTAAATCTTCACAATATAATAGAGTATAAAGAAGAATTAAGTTTTATTGATTTAGATTTTGCGCCCATAAAACTTAATCATGGTTTTTCTTTTGATGAAAATGAAAAGAAAGTTTGGCAAAATGAATTTAGATCGGACATCTATTTCAAAATGTTGTCATCAAAACTCAACTTGACAAATTAATATTTTCTATTGCGAGTCTTTCTTTTCCATAAAATTGATTAATACCATAAGTTTTCAATATCGATTTATATAATCCATTTAAGTCATCATTATAAGGAAAACAAAACTTATTTGGAAATAAATTTAGTTTTTTATGAAACCACTCTAACATAAGTTCAGTGTCTTTTTTAATATGACTTATTGTGTCGTTTAAGTTAGAAAACAAATTTAAATTTTTATGAAAATGTGAATGTCCTCCAATGAAAACATTTTTTTCTTCGGATAAATATTTTATCTGTTCTAATGTCATAAAATTTTCTTTATTACCCATATAAGCTTTTTTGTGGCATTCTTCTGAATTAATAAAAAGTTTGGATTGTTTACCGTCACAAATAATATCTGTTGAAATAAAAAATATTTTTTCTGTTTTTAGTTTTTTAATTTTTGGATAGTAATAAAAATGGTTGTAAAGACCGTCATCAAATGTTAAAATGTAATCTTCCAATCGATGATTCAAGAGTTTATCTTGAATCGTGTGTATCATTAAAATAGTCTTTTCCATGCAAAATAAATATAGGTATTAATAGGAGGTATTAATGTTAAATGTAACCGAGTCTGCGATCAACGAAATTAAACAATATTTAGATGAAGAAAATAAGTACTTGCGAGTCTACGTTGAGGGTGGAGGATGCTCTGGATTTAGATATGGATTCGACTTTGAAGAAGAACTTTCTGAAGATGATTTTGAAATTCCTCTTGATGGATTTTCTATTCTTGTAGATTCTTTTAGTATGCAATATTTAAGTTCTGCAACTTTGAATTTCAAAGAAGATATTATGGGCCATACCTTTACAATAGAAAATCCTAATGCACAAACAACTTGTGGTTGCGGAAGTAGTTTTTCTGTTTAGGTAAAGATATTGGTTTGACTAAATACCACGTTAACAAGAGGAGTTTAATGTGGCTGAATTTGTAGAACTTACAATAGATCAGGGTGCTACTTTTAATACTGTAATTACAGTGAATGATGGCACTGGAGCTGGTCAAAACCTATTCGGTTATACCGCTAGGTCTCAAATGCGTAAATCTTATTATTCCTCAACAAAATACGATTTTAATGTTCAGGTGACGACTCCTAATATAGGAGAAATCACTATGATAATGTCGGCAGCAAATACCGCAAATTTAACCCCAGGACGATACGTTTATGATGTTGAAATAGATGATGGTGCAGGTGAAGTGACACGAATATTTGAAGGTATAATTACTGTCCTCCCTAACGTAACGAGATAAAAATGCCAATAAATGTAAACGTAAAGCCGCAAAAAACAACCATATCTTCTGTTACCGTGGCTAGAACTGCAAATCTAAGTCTCTCTCAATTAAATAATGTAGAAACTCAAGGATCTCAGGACGGTTTTGTTTTGACTTATGAGGCTGGTTCTAATAAATTTGTTATGAAAGAAATTCCAGTAATTAATGGTGGAAGTTTCTAAGTGTCAACAGCAATTGTAACAAAGTATTCTACAGCGAATACTACTCCAGAACCAAATCAATTATTAGGCGGCGAATTAGCTTATTCTTTTGTTTCGGGAAATTTATTCATAGGAACAGACGCAGGTTCTTATGAAATCATTGGCGGTTCATATTATACTAATATGTTGGATAGAAGAAGTAATACAACTTCTTCTAATACTATAGTTGAGAGAAATGCAGCTGGTGATATACAATCTCGCGTTTTTGTTTCAACCTCGGTTGTTACACCTGGATTTATTGGTAATTTAGATGGTATAGCAAATTCTGCTAATTCTATTTTTAACCCCGTTGAAATAATTTTAACTGGAAACCTTAACGGAACAGCAGTAACAACTTTTAGTAATTCTGTTACTATTCAGACAGAATTGGATTCTACTGGCGTTAACGCAGGAACTTATGGTAATTCCACAACAATTCCTGTAATCACTGTAGATGAAAGTGGTAGAATTACTCAGGCTTCGAATCTATCAATATCAGTAGCAACACAGCAACAATCTGATGCGGCTTTTGAGAAAGCTAATTTAGCAAACGTATTGGCGCAGGCGGCCTTTAATGCGGCAAACACTTCAACACCATCTTTTAATCAAACGGCATTTAATCATGCTAACGCAGCCTTCAATACTGCAAACAATGTTGTAAGTGCTTCTTTATATGCTAACGCCAGTTTTGAAATAGCTAATATTGCACTATTAAGTTCTTTAAATTCTTACGTACACGCAAATGCAGCTTTTGTTGCAGCTAATACAGATATAAATGCTAGTGAAACTGCTAATCAAGCATATAATTTAGCTAGTTATATATCAACTACAGTAAATGCTGCTTTTGCAGTTGCTAATAGTTCTTTAAGCACATCTTCTAATACTGCTGCTTTAGTTGACGCTTTATCTGACAATATAGATGCGGTACAGAATGATGCAATAAATGCTTTTTACGTTTCTACCACAACAAATATATCGACGACACTTGCATATGCTCACGCAAACGCTTCATATAACACTGCAAATTCTAAGTTAAATTTAAGTGGCGGTACAGTTTCGGGTAACTTAACAGTTACAGGTAATTTAACTGTAACTGGTAATGTAAATTACATAGCAACAAATCAGTTGAATATCGGTGATAATATCATCACACTTAATGCTGATTTGGGTCAAGCAGCAGAACCAACTCAAGATGCTGGTATTGAAGTAGAAAGAGGTTCATCTCCAAATGTTTATTTTATTTGGAATGAAACCACAGATAGTTGGACATTTACAAATGATGGTTCAAACTATAGTAATGTAGGATCGGGAGCAGCAAGTTCTTATGCCAATGCCGCTTTCGATTTGGCTAATACTGCTTTTGCGGTAGGAACTCAATCTACTGTTTCAGTTGCTTCGGCATTTAATAGAACAAATGCGGCTTTTGCAACCGTAAACACCACTATAAGTGTTTTGAATGTTGTATATAACACGGTAAATTCTGCGTTTACAAAAGCCAATACTCCTAGTGAACATGCTAACGCAGCATATCTACAGGCTAATGCTGCATTTGCAGCTGCTAATGCTACGAGTCCAACATTTAACCAATCTGCTTTCGATAGAGCAAATGCAGCATTTGATTCGTCAAACAGTGTTGCAAATGTGGTTGGTTCTTATGCTAACTCCGCCTTTATACATTCTAATGCTGCATTTGCTTATGCAAATACAATATCATTAGGTGCAACTGACATATATGCAAGAAATCATGCTAATGCCTCTTATGCTAATGGCAACTTAAATTTTGCCTTTGCTAACTCGGCACATTTACAAGCAAATCTTGCTGTAATTATTGCACTTGCTTCCTATGCGAAGGCAAACTCAATTATTGATTTAGCAACAGGTCAAGCTGCGTATGATACCGCAAATGCTTCTTTTAATCAATCGAATACAGCGTATATTCATGCAAATGCATCTTTTAATTTTGCAAATACTCTTGCTGCATCATCGATAGATTTTTATGCTAGACCACATGTAAATGCTGCTTATAGTCACGCAAACTCTGCACACGCATTAGCAAACACAAAATTTGCTTCTGCTGGTGGTACAATTTCTGGTGATGTTACAATTAATGCGAACCTAACAATACAAGGTTCTTCTGTAACAGTAAGTGTGCCTAGTCTTTCGATTGAAGATAATATTATCGATATTTCGGCCGAGACTATAGGTACTCCGACGCAAAATGCTGGTATTAGAGTCATTCGTGGTGATGAAGTTCCAGTTCAATTTAGATGGAATGAATCTTTATTAAGATGGACCTTTACAAATGATGGAATTTTGTATAGTTTTGTGGGATCTGCAGCGGCAGAAGTTTATGCAAACACTGCCTATTTACATGCTAATGCAGCTTTTAATTCACAGAACACTACAGGTGCTTATGCTAACGCAGCATTTATAAGTCAGAACACCACTGGAGTATACACTAATGCTGCATTTGCTGCTGCTAATACTTCGGATCAACGAGCAGTAATTTCTGGTGCTTATGCTAATGCAGCATTTACTAGTCAAAATACTACCGGTGTATATGCTAACGCTGCATATTTACAAGCAAATGCGGCTTTTGATTCTCAAAATGTTGGATCCAATTACGCCAATTCAGCTTTCTTAAAAGCTAATGCCGCTTTTGATTCGCAGAATACTACAGGTGTATATGCTAACGCTGCTTACGGAACAGCAAATAGTAAGTTCTCTAGTTCTGGTGGAACAATTTCTGGTGATGTTACTGTTTCTGGTAATTTAACAATCGTTGGAACTACAGTATACGCTAACACGGAAACAATTTTAATTAAAGATAATATTGTTACGTTAAACGCATCTATTGGCCAAGCGGATGTTCCCACATTTAATGCTGGTTTAGAAATTGATAGAGGTTTATCTTCGAATGTATCTTTTATTTGGAATGAAAGTGTAGATTATTGGCAATATACTGTAGACGGTACAAATTTTGTAAATGTAGCATCTTCTTCATCAGAAGTTTATGCTAATGCGGCCTTTGTTGCACAAAATACTACAGGTGTTTATGCAAATTCAGCTTACGCTGCATCGAATACTGCTGACCAGAAAGCCGTAAGTTCCGGATCTTACGCTAACTCAGCATACGGTCAAGCTAACACTGCTACCACTAATGCAGCAATAGCCGATCAAAGAGCGGTTACTTCTGGTGATTATGCCAATGCTTCATTTAGTACCGCTAATACTGCTGACCAAAGAGCGGTAACATCAGGTAGCTATGCGAACTCTGCTTATTCACAGGCAAATACCGCAAATAATAGTGCTGCGACAGCTGATTTGAAAGCTGTAAGTGCTGGTTCATACGCAAATGGTGCCTTTGTTGCAGCGAATACTGCTGATGCTAAATCTGTAGTTTCAGGCACTTATGCTAATGCTGCTTATGGTCAAGCTAACACAGCCACCACGAATGCTGCCGCTGCCGATCAAAGAGCAGTTACTTCAGGCAATTATGCTAACTCAGCATACGTACAAGCTAATACTTCTGACCAAAGAGCCGTAACTTCAGGTAGTTATGCTAATGCGGCTTATGGCCAAGCCAACACTGCTACCACCAATGCAGCTACAGCAGATCAACGTGCAGTAACTTCAGGTGATTACGCTAACAGTGCATATGTACAAGCTAATACTGCTGATGCTAAATCTGTAGTTTCAGGCACTTATGCTAATGCTGCTTATGGTCAAGCTAACACAGCAACTACTAGTGCAACCACAGCAGACCAAAGAGCAGTTACTTCAGGTGATTACGCTAACTCAGCATTTAGTACAGCTAACACATCGGATCAAAGAGCAACAACTTCTGGTAGATATGCTAATTCTGCTTACGCTCAAGCTAATACCGCCACAACAAATGCTGCAACAGCTGATCAGAAAGCAGTAAGTGCCGGATCTTATGCTAACTCGGCATTTTCTACTGCGAATGGTAAGTTCTCATCTTCTGGTGGTACAGTAAGTGGTGACGTTATCATCACAGGTAATGTAACTATTCAAGGTAACACGGCTGAATTTAGTGTTCCACATTTCATAGTACAAGATGGAATAATTGATGTCAATATAGAACAAATTGGAAGTAACCCTACTGAAAATGCAGGTTTGAGAGCTCTTCGTGGTGATTTAAATCCTGTTCTATTGTTGTGGAATGAATCCTATGATAAGTGGACATTTACAAATGATGGATTAAATTATAGTAATATTGCCTCTGATGCTTCAGAAATTTACGCTAATGCTGCTTTTGTCTTAGCAAACACAACATCTTCTGCGGGAAGTACCTCAGCTGTTTATGCTAATGCGGCTTTTGAGTCTGCTAATAGTGCAAGTTCTTATTCTAACGGTGCTTTTGTTGCTGCAAATACTGCTGACCAAAGAGCCGTAACTTCAGGTAGTTATGCTAATGCGGCTTATGGCCAAGCCAACACTGCTACCACCAATGCAGCTACAGCAGATCAACGTGCAGTAACTTCAGGTGATTATGCTAACAGCGCATATGGACAAGCTAATACTGCTGATCAAAGAGCTGTAACATCAGGTTCATATGCTAACTCAGCATATAGTCAAGCCAATACAGCAACTAACAATGCTGCTACTGCGGATCAACGTGCTGTAACTTCAGGTGATTATGCCAACTCGGCATTTGGTACGGCTAACACATCCGATCAAAGAGCTGTAACGAGTGGTACATATGCTAATGGTGCCTTTGTCGCAGCAAATACAGCTGATCAACGTGCTGTAACTTCTGGTGCTTACGCTAATGCTGCTTATGGCCAAGCCAATACAGCAACTACCAATGCTGCAACAGCTGATCAGCGTGCTGTAACTTCAGGTGATTATGCTAATTCAGGATTTGGTGTTGCTAATACCGCAGATCAAAGAGCAGTAACGAGCGGTACATATGCTAATGCTGCTTATGGTCAGGCTAATAGTGCTATTAATAGTTCTGGTGTAGCAGACCAACGTGCTGTAACTTCAGGTGATTATGCTAACAGTGCGTATGGTCAAGCCAACACTGCTACCACTAATGCTGCTACTGCTGATCAACGTGCAGTAACATCTGGTGATTATGCTAACAGTGCGTATGGTTTAGCAAATAATAAGTTTGATTCTGTTGGCGGTACAATCTCTGGTGACGTTTTAATTACTGGTAATTTAGTCATATCTGGAAATGCTTCTACAATTAACGTATCGACCTTAAGAATAGATGACTCGTTAATTCAGTTAGCTTCTAATAATGAAACTTCAGATGCACTAGATATTGGTTTTTTTGGACATTATAGTCAGGACGCAGGTGTAAATAAGAGACATACCGGTTTGTTCCGTGATGCATCAGATGGTGTATATTATCTGTTTGAAAATTATGAAGATCCAAGTTTTGATACAGTTACGCCAAATAATACTATTGACGTATCAAATACAAGTTTTGTAATTGCTAATTTAAAAGCTAATGTCGTAACTCAATCTATATTAGTTCGTGGTTATGATCCAGTTAATTATGCAAATAGTGTATATGCTCATGCAAATGCCTCTTATGTAGCGGCAAATACTGCTTTAGCAGATGCTTTAGCCTTTGCCATTGCGTTAGGATAAATATCATTTATTGAGGAAAATAAATGCCGAATACATTTAAGAATAGTTTTAAACAATCTGTAGGACAAACAGCTGAAACAGTTTATACAGCTGGTAGTGGTGTTCAAGCCACTGTAATAGGTATGACTATTGCGAACATTACTGCAAGTGATGTAAAAGCTACCGTTTTTGTAAATTCATCTGGAACAGATTATTTTCTAGTAAAAAGCGCGACGATAGAACCTGGAAGTGCATTAGTTCCTATTGGAGGAGATCAAAAACTTGTTTTGGAAGCTAGCGATTATCTTAAAGTTCAATCAGATACATCTACTTCATTAGATGTTGTCTTAAGCGTACTAGAAATAACATAACATGTCATATACTTACATTGGTAACCAATCTACTGACAGTAAACTAAAAAAAGTTCAGTTAGATGCTAACTCAGCACATCTAACCGCTAATTCTTCTGGAGTTTACGCTAACGCTGCTTATGGGCAAGCAAATACTGCTGATCAAAGAGCCGTAACTTCAGGATCATATGCTAACAGTGCTTATGGAACAGCGAATACCGCAGATCAGCGTGCCGTAACTTCAGGTGATTATGCTAATTCAGGATTTGGTGTTGCTAATACCGCAGATCAGCGTGCTGTAACTTCAGGTGATTATGCTAATTCGGGATTTAATGTTGCTAACACCGCAGATCAAAGAGCAGTAACGAGCGGTACATATGCTAATGCTGCTTATGGTCAGGCTAATACAGCAACAACAAATGCTGCGACTGCGGATCAAAGAGCAGTAACATCTGGTGATTATGCTAATTCTGGATTTGCTGCAGCAAATACAGCTGATCAACGTGCTGTAACAAGTGGTTCTTATGCTAACGCTGCTTATGGGCAGGCTAACACAGCAACTACCAATGCAGCTACAGCAGATCAACGTGCAGTAACAAGTGGTTCTTATGCTAATGCTGCATTTAACACGGCTAATACTGCTGATCAACGTGCTGTAACTTCAGGTGATTATGCCAATTCTGCTTATAGTGTTGCTAATAGTGCGACGCAATTTTCATCATCTTCTGGCACTTACGCCAATGCTGCTTACGGTACAGCAAATTCAGCTTCAGTTTATGCTAATGCTGGATATGCTATTGCTAATACGGCTGATCAGAGAGCAATAACTTCTGGTTCATATGCTAACTCAGCCTATGGACAGGCCAATACAGCAACAAACAACGCTGCTACAGCAGATCAAAAAGCTGTAAGTGCTGGAGATTATGCTAACTCAGCCTATGGACAGGCCAATACAGCAACAAACAACGCTGCTACAGCAGATCAAAAAGCGGTTTCATCTGGCACCTACGCTAACTCAGCCTACGGACAGGCCAACACAGCAACTACCAATGCTGCGACAGCGGATCAAAAAGCTGTAACTTCAGGTTCGTATGCTAACTCAGCATTTGGTCAAGCCAATACAGCAACTAACAATGCTGCTACTGCTGACCAGCGAGCAGTAACAAGTGGTGATTATGCCAATTCTGCTTTTATTTCAGCAAACACGGCCGATCAAAGAGCAGTAACTTCAGGCACTTACGCCAATGATGCTTATGGTCTTGCTAACACAGCTGATCAAAAAGCAGTTTCATCTGGATCATACGCCAATTCAGCATTTGTTACCGCTAATACATCCGATCAAAAAGCTGTAACAAGTGGATCCTATGCTAACTCTGCATATGGCCAGGCAAATACTGCTACCACTAATGCTGCAACAGCCGATCAAAAAGCTGTAACATCTGGTAGTTATGCTAATTCAGCATATACTTTAGCTAACACAAGATATTCCTCATCAGGCGGTACGATTTCTGGTGATGTTGTAATTAATGGTAATTTAAGTATAAGTGGAACGCAAACTATAGTTAATACAGAAACTATACAGTTAGCTGATAACATCATCGACCTGAATAGTAATTTTACTGTAGGTAATCCTACTGAAAGTGCTGGATTAAGAGTTATACGTGGTGATGAAACTCCAGTGCAATTTAGATGGAACGAAACACTAAAATCATGGCAGTTTACAAATAATGGTGCGTTTTATGATAACGTAGCGGCACAATCCACAGAATCTTATGCTAACTCGGCATTTGCAACCGCGAATACATCTAGTCAAAAATCAGACTCGGCTAGTTCTTATGCGAATTCTGCATTTGTTGGTGCGAATACCGCAAATACTAATGCTATAATTGCTGGTTCTTATGCTAACTCAGCATACGCTTTAGCTAATTCTATATCATCTGGTGCTGTAGACACTTACGCTAGACCTCATGCTAATGCTGCATTTGGTGTTGCCAATTCAGCGTCTAGTTATGCTAACGGTGCTTTTGTTGCAGCTAATACGGCTGATCAAAAAGCAGTAACTTCGGGAGTATATGCTAATGCTGCTTTTGCAGCTGCTAATAATTCAACTGATACTTGGGTAAGAAATGCTGCTAATGCTGCTTCGAGTTATGCCAATTCAGCATACGGCCAAGCTAACACTGCTACCACTAACGCTGCTACCGCTGATCAAAAATCTGTAACTTCTGGTGTTTATGCTAATACTGCATATGACCAGGCTAATACGGCGGATCAAAAAGCTGTTGCATCAGGATCTTATGCTAACTCTGCTTATACTCAAGCTAACACCGCTACAACAAATGCAACAACGGCTGATCAAAGAGCTGTAACAAGTGGTTCGTATGCTAATTCTGGGTTTAGTGCTGCTAATACATCAGATCAAAGAGCTGTAACTTCTGGTGTTTATGCTAATACTTCGTTTAGTGCAGCTAATACAGCAGATCAAAGAGCAGTAACATCTGGTTCTTATGCTAATTCAGCATATGGTCAAGCAAATACTGCCACAACAAATGCAGCAACAGCAGATCAAAGAGCAGTAACTTCAGGTGTTTATGCTAATGCTGCTTATGCTTTAGCTAATTCGGTATCTTCTGGTTCAGTAGATAATTATGCTAGACCACACGCTAATGCTGCTTATGATACTGCCAACTCAGCATCAAGTTATGCTAATGGTGCTTTTGTTGCGGCTAATACGGCTGATCAAAGAGCTGTGGCATCTGGTAGTTATGCCAATTCTGCTTTCACTGGTGCTAATACTGCCGATCAAAGAGCAGTAACTTCTGGTGTTTATGCTAATGCTGCTTATGGACAGGCTAATACGGCGGATCAAAGAGCAGTAACTTCTGGTGTTTATGCTAATGCTGCTTATGCTTTAGCTAATACTCGTTACTCATCTTCTGGTGGCACAGTAAGTGGCGATGTTGTAATTACAGGTAACTTAACAGTTAGTGGCACACAGACATATATCAATACTGAAGTCGTTCAAATATTTGACAATATTATAGATTTAAATAGTAATTTTACTGCTGGTACACCAACAGAAAATGCCGGTATCAGAGTTATTCGTGGTGATGAAATTGCAACTCAATTTAGATGGAACGAAACTTCTAAGTATTGGCAATTTACAACAGATGGAACAACATACAGTAATGTGGCCTCAAGGGCAGCAGAAACATATGCTAACTCTGCTTTCTCTAGTGCCAATACCGCAGACCAAAGAGCAGTAACTTCTGGTTCTTATGCTAATTCAGGATTCGCTGCAGCTAACACCGCTAATACCAATGCTATAAGTGCTGGTGTTTATGCTAATTCAGCCTATGCATTAGCCAATTCCATATCGTCTGGTGCTGTAGATACTTATGCTAGACCTCATGCTAATGCGGCTTATATTACAGCTAATTCGGCTTCAAGTTATGCCAATTCTGCTTATAATGTTGCTAACACCGCAGATCAAAAAGCAGTATCAGCAGGTGTTTATGCTAATTCAGGATTCGCTGCGGCCAATACTGCGGATCAAAAAGCTGTAACAAGTGGCGCCTACGCTAATTCAGCATATGGTCAAGCAAATACTGCCACAACAAATGCTGCTACTGCCGATCAGAGAGCTGTGACATCTGGTAGTTATGCCAATTCTGCTTTCTCTAGTGCCAATACCGCAGACCAGAAAGCCGTAACTTCAGGTGACTATGCTAATTCAGCATATGGTCAAGCAAACACTGCTACAACAAATGCAGCAACAGCAGATCAAAGAGCTGTAACTTCTGGTGTTTATGCCAATACTGCTTATGGTCAAGCCAATACAGCAACAACAAATGCTGCTACTGCTGATCAAAGAGCTGTAACGAGTGGATCTTATGCTAACTCAGCATACGGTCAAGCAAATACAGCTGATCAGAAAGCTGTAACAAGTGGTGTATACGCCAATGTTGCATTTGGTGTTGCAAATAGTTCATCTAGTTATGCTAATGGTGCTTTCAATAGAGCTAATACGGCATATAATTTAGCTTCAGCTGTAGCAGGAAATGGTAGTTTTACACTAAGTCTTTTAAGTGAAAATTTTGTTGGTACAGGATCTTGTACAACATTTCAATTATCAACAACTCCAGCAAGTGAAGATTATACAATAATTAACATAGAAGGTGTTACGCAACTAAAATCTTCATATAGTTTATCTGGAGCAAATGTTGTATTTTCTGAAGCTCCAAAATTAAATGATAATATCGATGTAATAGTTTTTACTGGAGCACCAGAAAGTAATAGTGCTGGTGTATATGCTAATGCTGCTTTTGCTTTAGCTAATTCAGCAACTTCTGGATCAGTTGACAATTACGCTAGACCACATTCAAATGGTGCGTTTAATACTGCTAATGCTGCATCCAGTTACGCTAATAGTGCTTTTGTTTCTTCTAATACCGCAGATCAAAAAGCAGTATCATCAGGTGTTTATGCTAACTCAGCATACAGTCAAGCAAATACTACCACAACAAACGCTGCAACAGCTGACCAACGTGCTGTAACTTCTGGTAGTTACGCTAACTCAGCATACAGTCAAGCAAATACTACCACAACAAACGCTGCTACTGCTGATCAAAGAGCAGTAACTTCTGGTAGTTACGCTAATTCAGCATACAGTCAAGCAAATACTGCTACAACAAACGCTGCTACTGCTGATCAAAGAGCAGTAACTTCTGGTAGTTACGCTAATTCAGCATTTAGTGTTGCTAATACGGCAGACCAAAAAGCTGTTACTTCTGGTGCCTATGCTAATGCAGCTTTTGCAACTGCTAATAATGCTGTAGACACTTGGGTAAGAGGTGCTGCCAATTCAGCTTCTAGTTATGCCAACTCTGCTTATGGTCAAGCAAATACAGCTGATCAGAAGGCTGTAACTTCAGGTGTATATGCTAATGCTGCTTTCGCTGCTGCCAATAACGCAACTGATAGTTGGGTAAGAGATGCTGCTAACTCATCATCTAGTTATGCTAATGCATCTTTTGCTGTTGCAAATACGGCCGATCAAAGAGCAGTAACCTCTGGTGTTTATGCTAATTCTGCATACAGCACTGCTAATGCAAAATTATCTGCAACCGGTGGAACGATTTCGGGTGATTTAAACATTACAGGTAATTTAGTAGTATTAGGCAATGCCACTTCTATTTCTGTATCAAGTATAAAAATAGATGATTCATTAATTCAGTTAGCTGCTAATAATGAAACCTCTGATAACTTAGATATTGGTTTCTTTGGTCACTATAGTCCAGATGCCGGTGTAAACAAGAGACATACAGGCTTATTCCGTGATGCGACGGATGGACTATACTACTTATTTGATAATTATTTGGATCCTAGTTTCGAAGGACTTTCACCAAATAATACAATCGATGTTGCCAATTCATCATTTAGAATTGCTAATTTAACTGCTAATGTTATAACCAATACAATTAGAATTAGAGGCTATGATCCAATAGATCACACTAATTCATCTTTTGCTGCAGCTAATACCTCAGACCAAAAAGCAGTATCAGCAGGTGTTTATGCTAATGCAGCATATGCCTTAGCAAATACTGTTTCCGCTGGTTCGGTAGATGGGTATGCCAGACCACACGCTAATGCTGCATTTGATACTGCCAACTCAGCATCAAGTTATGCTAACGGTGCTTTCGCGGCTGCTAATAATGCTACGGATACGTGGGTAAGAAATGCAGCTAATGCTGCATCAAGTTACGCCAACTCAGCATACGGTCAAGCAAATACTGCGGATCAGAAAGCAACAAGTTCAGGCACATATTCTAATGCTGCATATGTACAAGCAAATACAGCTACTACCGATGCCGCTACAGCTGATCAAAAAGCAGTCACATCTGGTAGTTATGCTAATTCAGGATTCGCTGCAGCCAACACTGCGGATCAAAAAGCTGTTTCATCTGGATCATACGCCAATTCGGCTTATAGTGCAGCCAATACGGCAGACCAAAGAACTGTTACCTCAGGTGTATATGCTAATGCTGCTTTTGCAGCTGCTAATAACGCAACCGATAGTTGGGTAAGAGATGCAGCTAACTCTGCATCAAGTTACGCTAATAGTGGTTATACTCAAGCAAACACTGCTAACACGAATGCTGCAACAGCCGATCAAAGAGCAGTCACATCGGGTAGTTATGCTAATGCAGCATATATTGTTGCTAACTCTGCATCAAGTTATGCTAACTCAGCGTTTGCAGCAGCCAACAATTCAACAGATAGTTGGGTAAGAGATGCTGCAAATTCAGCATCCAGTTATGCTAATAGTGGATTCTTTACAGCCAATACCGCTAATAATAACTCTATAAGCGCTAGTGTTTATGCTAATGCTGCATATGCTTTAGCTAATACACTATCATCTGGTAATGTAGATCAAACTGCTAGAGATTTGTCTAATAGTGCTTCGATACATGCAAATACAGCATTTAATTTTGCAAATACATTAGTAGGAAATGGAACAGCCGTAACTGTTTATGTTGATAGTTTTGTTGGTGATAATTCTTGTACACAGTTTACTCTTGTAAATACCCCTGCTGATGAAAATTTAACTTTAATCAGTATCTCTGGTTTAGTTCAGTCTAAGAATAATTATTCATTAACGGGTAACGTAGTTACCTTTAGTACAGCGCCACCAAATAATTCAAAAGTTGAAATTAATACATTTGCTGGCGGCGGCGCAGGACTTTCAGGATCATATGCTAACTCTGCTTTTGGTGTAGCAAATAGTTCAAGTGTTTATGCTAATGCCGCATTTGCTTTAGCTAATACAGTTTCAGCTGGTTCGGTTGATGGGTATGCTAGACCACATTCGAACGGAGCATTTAATACCGCTAATGCAGCATCAAGTTATGCTAACAGTGCGTATGGTCAAGCTAACACAGCTACCACTAATGCTGCTACTGCCGATCAAAGAGCAGTAACTTCTGGTGATTACGCCAACTCAGCATTTGGTATCGCTAATAATGCTATACCATTATCTGGTAGTTCAAGTATAACTGGTAATCTAACACCATCTACAACGAATGTACATTACCTAGGCTCAGAAACTTATCGTTGGCATAGTTTATTCGTTGGTCCGGGTTCAGTTAATATAGATGGTATAGTTTTAAGTAATGTTAATGGATCGTTAGCGATTACTTCTTCTGGTCAACAAGTTCAATTAACTGGGCTAGACACAAGAACAAATGTTGCATTTGATCAAGCAAACACTGCTAATACAAATGCTGCGACTGCTGATCAAAAAGCGACAACAAGTGGTGTTTATGCTAACGCTGCCTATGGTTATGCAAATATTACTAATAATAGTGTTACGACTGTTATAAACGCTTTACCTACAATAAACTCGAATATTGTTAGTGCTAGTGTTTATGCCAACTCTGCATTTAATGTTGCTAATATTGCTAACCTTAATGTTAATTCTGTTCTCAGTTCTATACCTGTATTAAACGCAAATATTGTTAGTGCTAGTGTTTATGCTAATGCCGCTTTTGCAGCTGCCAATAACGCTGTGGATACCTGGGTAAGAGATGCTGCTAATTCATCTAGTTCTTATGCTAACTCGGCATACGGTCAAGCAAACACTGCTAACACCAATGTTGCAACGGCTGACCAAAGAGCAGTAACTTCAGGTGTTTATGCTAATGCTGCTTATGCTTTAGCTAATTCGGTATCTTCTGGTTCAGTAGATAATTATGCTAGACCACACGCTAATGCTGCATTTGATGTTGCTAACACATCTTCAAATTACGCTAATTCTGCTTTTGCATTTGCTAATACTGCTAATAGTAATGCAGTTACGTCAGACCAAAAAGCCGTAACTTCTGGTGCTTACGCTAATGCTGCATTTGGTGTTGCCAATACAAAATACTCATCTTCAGGAGGTACAATTTCTGGTGATGTTGTTGTTACTGGTAATTTGACAGTTAGCGGTACACAAACAATTATTAACACTGAGACATTAAATTTAGCTGACAATTTAATTGATTTAAATAGCAACTTTACAACAGGTACACCAACAGAAAATGCTGGACTGAGAATTACTAGAGGTGATGAAGTTCCAGTTCAATTTAGATGGAATGAAACTTCAAAATATTGGCAGTTTACTAATGATGGATCAAGTTATAGTAATTTAGCATCACAGGCAGCAGAGTCTTATGCTAATGCTGCTTATGCCGCTGCAAATAACGCCACTGATACTTGGGTAAGAACCGCAGCCAATTCAGCATCTTCTTATGCTAATAGTGGTTATTCTGCTGCCAATACCGCAGATCAGAAAGCTGTAACTTCAGGCACATATGCTAATTCTGCTTATGGTCAGGCTAATACTGCTGATCAGAGAGCTGTAACATCAGGAGTTTATGCTAATTCGGCATATGGTCAGGCTAACACCGCAAATACAAATGCTGCTACAGCAGATCAAAGAGCAGTAACTTCTGGTGCTTACGCTAACTCGGCTTATGATGTTGCTAACACTGCTGATCAGAAAGCTGTAACGTCTGGTTCGTATGCTAATAGTGGTTATGCTGCCGCCAACACCGCAGACCAGAAAGCAGTTTCAGCTGGTTCTTATGCTAATTCGGCATTTGCTGCAGCCAATAATGCTGTAGATACTTGGGTAAGAGATGCTGCTAATTCAGCTTCTAATTATGCTAACGCAGCCTTTGCAGCTGCTAATACAGGCGGTTCGTCTACAGATTCATGGGCAAGAAATACTGCGAACAGTAGTTATATTCAAGCAAACGCAGCATTTAATTTTGCCAACACATTAGTTGGATCTGCTGTACCACTAACAGTTTATATTGATACCTTTAATGGTAACGGATCTTGTACTCAGTTTACTCTTGTAAATACTCCTTCGAACGAGAATTTAACTTTAGTAAGTGTCTCCGGTTTAGTTCAGTCTAAAAATAATTATTCACTATCTGGTAATGTGATTACTTTTGTTACTGCACCTCCAGATGAATCGGATATTGAAATTAACACTTTTGCTGGTGGAGGTTCAGGAGATTCTAGTGCTTACGCTAATGCTGCATTTGGTGTTGCCAATTCGGCAGCAAGTTATGCTAACGGAGCTTTTGCAGCTGCTAACAACGCCACTGACACTTGGGTAAGAAATGCTGCCAACGCAGCATCAAGTTATGCCAACTCAGGATTTGCTGCAGCTAATACCGCAGAGCAGAAAGCAGTAAGCTCAGGCGAATATTCTAATGCTGCTTTTGGTCAAGCTAATACTGCAAACACTAATGCTGCTACTGCTGATCAAAGAGCTGTAACAAGTGGCACTTATGCTAACTCAGCATACGGTCAGGCAAATACTGCCACTACCAATGCAGCAACCGCTGATCAACGTGCAGTTACTTCAGGCGACTATGCTAACTCAGCATATGGTCAGGCAAATACAGCGAATACTAACGCTGCGACAGCAGACCAGAAAGCTGTAACATCAGGTGTGTATGCTAACTCATCATTTGGTGTCGCTAACACTGCAAACACTGCTGCCGCAACTGCTGATCAACGTGCTGTAACTTCAGGCGTATATGCTAATGCGGCATATGGTACTGCTAATACTGCTGATCAAAAAGCTTCATCATCAGGATCATACGCAAATTCAGCATTTGGTGTTGCTAATACTGCAAATACAAATGCTGTGACTGCTGATCAGAGAGCTGTAACATCTGGTGACTATGCTAATTCAGCATTTGGTGCATCGAATAGTGCTTCGTCTTATGCTAACTCAGCATACGCAAGAGCAAATAATTCACTAAATGTTGAAAGTGGTGGCACTATAACAGGTGATTTAACGGTAAATGGTAATATTAGTGTGACAGGATGCACAGTTACCTTTACTGTATCTACATTTAGAACTACAGACCATATAATTGATATTGGTCACGGAACAACAGGAGTACCAACACAAAATGCTGGTATTAGACTTCTTCGTGGTGATGAAAATCCTGTGCAAATTCGTTGGGTAGAACCTGATGATAAATGGGAATTCACAAATGATGGCACAAATTATTTAAGATTTGCGGCTGATTCTGGTGAAGTCTACGCTAATGCTGCTTTCTCAACAGCCAACTCAGCATCCAGTTATGCTAATGCGGCTTTTGCTGCAGCAAATACTGGTGGTTCTGGTACAGATTCGTGGGCAAGAAGTGCCGCTAATTCAGCATCCAGTTATGCTAATGCAGCCTTTGCAGCTGCTAACACTGGCGGTGGAGGTGGTGGAGGTACAGGTCAATATGCATCTACGATGAAAGTGGACTCATTCACTGGAACTGGTGCCTGTACACAATTTACACTGACACAAGAACCAAGTGGTGAAGATTATACAATTGTTTCTTTGAACGGTA